CAATTGTATAATTATTATTTTCCAAAGTCAATGATTTTTTATTTTAGCCCTTAATGGTTTTGCAACACGATAAGTCACCCTATCTATACCTCTGGGGAATTTCCCATAAGTTTTTATTTTAAATGAGTTAGACATTGCCAAAAGAATTATTTTCATTTCAATCATTGCAAATTGGTCCCCAATGCATTTTCTATTACCTTCACTAAACGGGAAATATGCACCTAAAGGCAAGTTTTTTTCAAAATCCCCATCCCACCTAGAAGGTATAAACTTTTCAGGGTTTGGGTATATTTCTGGTATTCTATGAGTAACATATGGGTTTACAATTACAAACGAACCCTTTGGAATAAAGTTTCCATCTACCTCAACATCCTCTTTTGCCATTCTAGGCAAATTCCAAATAGGAGGGCAAAGTCTTAATGTTTCTTTTAAAATACTAGAACAAACGGGGGCGCTAATAATTTTTTGTAGCACCTCTTCTTCGGATAGACCAGAGTTAAAAATACTCTTAGATTCTTCAATTAATTTATTATATTCTTCTGGATGCCTGTTTAGATAAGCCAAAGCCCATACCAGAGTGTTTGATGTAGATTCAAATCCAGCAAGGATTACAGTAAGCATTTCATCTAAAATTTGATGCTTAGACATTTTATTACCATCTTCATCTGTGCTGTTTATATATATAGATAGCAGGTCGTCTCCATCTAAATTGCTTTTGATTTTATCTTCATACACTTTTTCTACAAATTCATACATAAATACAGTTGAGTTTACAAAGTTTTTAAAGTAAGGGATATTCATATTTTCAAACCTTGTTAAGGATGGATTCTGTGTTCGATCCATAGCATTTACCGACACAGTTAACTCGTCTTTTATTAACTCAGAGTTATGCTGAACATCAACTCCAAAGACGCACCTACTAACAATATCTAAAGCCAAAGAGTTTATCTCAGAACGAATTTCAATTTCTTTTTTGTTATTTTTTAATTCATCAATTTTACTTTTAGTTATGTTAAACATTATATTAGACATGCTTAATAATTTTTTATGATCAAAGCTAGACATTGTCATTCTTCTAAAAACAAAATGATCTGGATTCTCACTAACCAGCAATCCATTGCCAAGAAGTCTACGTGCCCTGCCCCACAAAGGACCTTTAATAAAAGATTTTTGCTTAGCAGCTAAAATTTCCCAAGCCCCCTGTGGAGAAAAAATATAAATTACTAGATATCTTCCCCTGTAGGTAGAATAAGATTTTCCATAACGCAACATATCTTTTACATATACTTTTGCTGTATTTAAAAAAAATCCATAATGTCTATTTAATGGAAAATATAATTTTGGAATTTTATTTTCTAAATTTTTTGATTTAACATCTCTTTTTGTAATAGGAATATGTCTAGGGTCGACCCATCTAGCGCTTAATCTAAAAAATGGGTATAAATTTTTTTTTAACATTCCCAGACTCCTTTGTTCGTCATTAAAAAATCATACATTTCAAAATCATAGTTATTTAAATCTATAATCTGTTTAATTTGATTTTGGCTTAACATTTTTTTTATATCTCCCGTGCTATATAAAGATTTATTTTTTTTGATATTTAAAAAATTACCATTATAATTTGATTTTTGTAAAATTTTAGAAAGTCTGTCTAAAAACAAAGTTCTATTTTCTGTAGTTCCTATTATAGCAAAATTATTTAATTTTTCTTTCCACAAAGAACCATTATTATTATTTTCAATAAAATGAGAAGTTGTACTACCTTTAGCGAATAAAGAAAATTTATTTATTTTATTAGATAAATAATCTGTGCTCCACTTGTTAGAATCTTCAAAATTTATTGATGATGTCATACTTCTACATTGAAAGTTGGTTATAAAATCTAAATTGCTGGGCTCAGACAAAAACCTATCAAAGCTTTTTTGTGTTGGGAAATCAGGTTTTCTATTTAACATAATATTAAAAATATTATAGGTATGCATAAAATAACTAATGCACCTATCTACTGGATCCCTAAGCATTGTAATTCCAGATAAATTTAAATTATTTTTTTTGTATAAAGAAAAAGGATATGATGCAAAATGTCCAGAAATCAATTTAGATCTCAACATATCTTCATCATTAATATATGATATTTGATTTATAAAAGTTTGATGTCCTTTAAAATTTTGTTTTAATTCTTGTTGAAGAGACAGCCCAGAATTTTTTGGAATATGCATAAAATAAAAACTTTTACTATTTACTTTGTTATCTGTTGAGATTTTTTTTATAAGGGTATTATCCTTTAAACGCATTCCATGCTCTAACTCATAAAATGGCAACAATGCAATATGATTTTTATCATAAAGTCCACTTGTAGCGGGATCATTGTTTACAGTTTCTAATATTTCAAATAAAAAATCATCGCTATACTGTACGTCGTTAACAAAATTTGCCACTTATTCTCCTTCAGGAGTATAAGAAGGGGCTGGACCTAATAAATATCCTTGCTCATGGTATTCAATCATCTTAGAAGTCTTCTCAGAACCAGCAACCTCATTTGCTATAAGGGTTAACAAATCATATATTCTATGTAGCATAATATAATCAACCATTGGAAGGTTATCTTCTAAATTTTGATTTACTGGCGCTTCAGACATTTTTAACTCCATCTACTAATAATACAATTTTATCATAAAAAGAGCTTCCTATGAAGTTTTTATAATCACAAGAAATACAATACAAGAATATGTTATCATCTAAATCTAAATTGCAGAAAAGAGAGCCCTGATCCATTGGACATTCCAATTTTGGAACAAGGCTCTCCTCTGATAAAGCTATATACTGAGATACATATTGTATCTGTCGCAAAAATGCTCCTTAAGCTTTAGGGAATTGAGGAATCAACTCCTTGGCCTTTCCTATTGAGTTAGGCCACGATGACCAATCTTTTCCGCCTTTAGTCATATAATACGTTATCTCTGCGTTTGTTACTGGATCAAATAATTCCTTATTTGAAACTAAGTCGAATTTTTCTTTCCTATCTATGCCAAGTTGCCCTAGCATATTTATTTGGAAAATTCCGTAAGATTTATCTCCAGTTGATTTGTTGTCGTTTAGAGCAAGCGGTCTCCCGTTAGACTCTACCCTAGCAACAGCCCAAGCTGTTTTTAAAGCAGTTCCTTCAAAACCCACAGCCCATAGTAGATCTTTTAGATCATCAGGTGCAAGCATTTCGGAGTGCTCATAAGTATCATTGCTGAACTTACTTAGTATTTCTCTTTTTAGTTGTATTTCGGTTTTTTCTTCTTTTACTTCTAAAGCCTGAGTAGCAGTTGGTCCAGGCTGGACGGAAAATAGGAATAATGTTATTATTGCTATTGCGGCCCAGTTATGTACAACATCACTAAGTCTTTGTTTTACTTTCTCCATTGGCATTTCCTCCTTTAGAGATAACGAACTATAATAGTACCATTGTGCTTTAAAGAGTGTCAAGCCAGTTGACCAGAAAGAGTGTATGAATATATCGTTTTCCACAGTAATTGCTAACCTAAAAAACAAAAATGGGTATGGATATGCGGGAGAGAATATAGTTAAATCACTAAATAACCTGGGACACTTTGTTCCATTTCAAGACCCAAAGTCTAAGGTACAGTTTAATTTTTCACAACCATCGCATTTTAAATTACATAAAAATCAATATCAAATTAGTTATACTCCGTGGGAGTCTACAGTAATACCAGAAGACTGGAAAGAATACATGGATGCCTGCGATGAAATTTGGACCACTTCAGATTGGTGTGCAAATGTTTTTGAAGATAACGGATACAAGGTAGACAAAGTTTATCCACATGGGATTGACCCAATATGGAAACCTTATAAAAGGCCAGATGACGGAATAATAAAATTTTTACACGTAGGCGAGCCAGCACCAAGAAAAGCTGGTCAAATGGTTGTAGATTCATTTATAAGTTTATTTGGTAATAATCCACAATACTCTTTAACAATTAAAGCAGACCAGATTAACACTACAAGAGTTTACAATAATTTTATAGACAAAAACATAATCGGCACACCAGAAAAACTTTACTCAAATATTAATTTAATAACAAGCGTTCTAACAAACGAGAAATTAGTCGAACTATACAACTCACATGATGTTTTAATTTACCCAAGCTATGGAGAAGGGTTTGGTTTTATTCCATTTCAAGCTTTAGCAACTGGCATGCCAACTATTTGTACTAGCGGATGGGCTCATTACGAAAAATATCTTGGTCCACTAAAATTAAAATCAAAAATTATAGATTCACCATGGCCATTTCCACACAAAGGAAAAGTTTTTGAGCCAAACCGTCAACATCTACTTGAACTTATGAGAGACGTGTCTATTAATTTTAAAGCATATTCAAATTATTATTTTGCCCAGTCAACTAAAATACATAAAGATTACAATTGGGATCAGTTGACTGAAAACGCTTTTAAAGATATTTTTAAAAAATTTTCCTAGGGCTAGACCCCTTAATAAAAGTTTGATACACTTAGACTTCATCAAAAAATTTAATTAATCCGCAGGCGGAAGAAAAGGTCTATATGTCAACATCTATTGAAAACCCGTACGAAAACTTTATTGCATTGTCTCGATATGCACGTTGGATGCCAGAAGAAAATCGTAGAGAAACTTGGAGCGAAACAGTAGATCGTTATTTTTCTTTTATGCTAGATCATTTATTTAAAGAGCATTCATATGAGCCTTCATCAAAACTAATAACAGAATTAAAACAAGCGGTGCTAGATAGAAACGTTATGCCATCAATGAGATCCGTAATGACCGCTGGCCCAGCGCTAGAGAGAGATCATGTTGCGGGATACAATTGTTCATTTGTACCAGTAGATAATCCCCGTTCATTTGACGAAACAATGTACATTTTAATGTGTGGAACTGGAGTTGGGTTTTCTGTCGAATATAAATACGTAAATAAACTTCCAATAATTCCAGAATCTTTTGAAAAATCTACAACGGTAATTGTTGTTGAAGATTCTAAGTCTGGTTGGGCGAAAGCATTTCGTGAATTACTTGCACTTCTTTGGACTGGACAGATTCCATCAATTGATGTAAGCAAACTTCGTCCCGCAGGCGCAAGGCTTAAAACTATGGGTGGAAGATCTTCTGGCCCACAGCCTTTAGTTAATCTTTTTGATTTTACAATTGCTAAATTTAAAAATGCAGCAGGTAGACAATTCAAGCCAATTGAAGCACACGACATTATGTGTAAAATAGGTGAAATTGTAGTGGTTGGCGGAGTACGCAGATCTGCATTGATTTCTCTTTCTAATATTAATGATATTGAAATGGCACAAGCAAAAACTGGAAATTGGTGGGAGCACAATTCACAACGTGCACTCTCTAACAACTCAGTGGCGTATTCTAGAAAACCACAAATGGAACAATTTATAGCAGAATGGAAATCTTTATATGATTCAAAGTCTGGAGAACGAGGTATATACAATGTGGCCGCAGCTCAAGCCCAAGCAGCCAAATATGGAAGAAGAGATCCAGATATACACTATGGAACTAACCCTTGCTCAGAGATTATTTTACGTCCTTATCAGTTTTGTAATCTTTCAGAAGTCGTATTACGTGAAAATGATACAAAGAAAGATATTGAACGCAAAGTTGAGTTGGCAACCATTCTTGGAACATGGCAGTCAACTCTTACAGACTTTAAATACCTTCGTAAAATTTGGAAGGACAACACAGAAGAAGAGCGACTATTAGGAGTATCTCTTACTGGACAATTTGGGCATAAGTTTATGTCTGGAAAAGAAAATTTGGAATCTTTGGAAGAATTTTTAAATTTACTTAGAGAATCAGCAAGAGCAAAAAATAAAGATGAGGCTGGGAAAATTGGGATTCCAGAGTCTGCCGCTATTACATGCGTAAAACCATCAGGAACAGTATCTCAATTGGTCGGGGTGTCTTCAGGAATGCATGCATGGCATTCTCCATACTATATTCGAACAGTTCGTGGCTCCAAGGGAGATCCAATTTCTACTTTCTTAAAAGAAGTAGGTATTCCAGTAGAGGATGACGTAATGAAGCCAAATGAAACTTACGTATTTTCATTTCCAGTAAAAGCACCAGAAGGTGCAATTGTTAGAAATGACCTAACCGCTATTGAACATTTAAACATTTGGTTAGTTTACCAACGTGCCTGGTGTGAGCACAAGCCATCAATTACCGTTTCAGTTAAAGAAGACGAATGGATGGAAGTAGGAGCTTGGGTATACAAGAATTTTGACGATGTTTCTGGAATCTCATTTTTACCGATGTCAGAGCATACATACAAGCAGGCTCCATATCAAGAGATATCTAAAGAAGAATATTTAGATCTTTTGGGCAAAATGCCTAAAGAAATTAGATGGGCTGATCTTTCTTTTTACGAGACGGAAGATGGAACATCTGGAAATCAAACCCTTGCATGCACATCTGACGGAAACTGTGAGATTGTAGATATAACCGCATAGTGGTAGAATATATAGTGGCGAAAGCCAAAAGGAGATAATATGAATAGCTATACAGAACAAATACTAGCAGCCCTAGGAACTTACGGAAGAGCATTCCTAGCAGCAGCTACAGCTTTATACATGACTGGAAATACAAATCCAAAGGATTTAATTGCAGCAGGAGTTGCAGCAGTTGCCCCAGTTATTCTCAAGGCGCTAAGCCCAAGCAATACAGAGTTTGGCTTTAAAAAGTAAAATAAAATAGTAGTCGATTAGGATAGCTCCTGTGCTAAAATAAGCATAGGAGTTTTCCTATTTTAGGAGATTTTGAAAATGGCAGTACAAAAGAATTTTGAAGTAGATCAAAATGCTACTTTTACCTTTGAGGTTCAATACACCTTAGAGGACGAAGTCACACCAATAAGTTTAGTAAATGCAACTGCAAAGATGCAAGTACGTGATACTAAAGGTGGATCCAAACTAGCATTTACACTAACATCACCCTCTGGTGGTATAACAATTAATGGTGCAACTGGAACACTAACCATTAAAATGACACCTACCCAGACAAATAAACTCTTTTATCCAAAATCTTCTTATGACGTTATGGTTGTCGATTCTAACGGGAATAAAATAAAACTCCTCGAAGGGTTTTTAACTCTCAGCAGATCGGTAACTATATAATGTCAGCAGAAAAAGTAATAGTAAAAGAAGTAAAAAATAAAGTAATTATAAAATCACCAGGACCACAAGGCCCTGCTGGAAGAACTATATTAAATGGAGTCTCTGCACCATCAAATAACCTAGGGGTTACTGGAGATTTTTATTACAACACAGTTACAACAGATTTCTACGGACCAAAGATTACAGATTTAAGTTGGTCTGGAGCAACTGTTATTAAATTTATTCAAGAAGGCTCAGAGTATTCATACTCATCTTCATGGGAAATTGCTCAAGTTGTTGGACCAACCGATGGTGTATATTCAGTAACCCTAACACATAATCTTGGATTTTTCCCAAATGTAACAACAAAAGATAGCTCTGGAGAAACAGTTGAAACTGGACTGGACTATTTAGATATAGATAGAATAAGGCTGACAATGGCTCAACCATTTTCAGGGACAGCATACCTGTCATAAAGGAGAAACAAAATGGCAAGAAAATTTTTAGTTAGCTTAGACCTTAACAAAAATGAATTACAAAATGCTCGAATTCAAAACCTTAGTACTGCGCCTTCAAGCCCAGTAGAAGGTCAAATATATTTTAACACAGTAGATAAAATTGTATACTTTTATGACGGAACAACCTGGATCCCAACATCTGGCTCCCTAGAAGTAATTCAAGATGCTATTGGTGCATACGTTTCTGGTGGCACTGGCTTAACCGCAACGTATACAGACTCAACAGGAACAACAGTAATTGATTTAGATGACACATCAGTAACAGCTGGATCATACGGATCTACAACAGCAATTCCTACATTTACAGTAGACGCACAAGGTCGTTTGACTGCAGCAGGAACAGTAAACGTAGCAACTAATCTTTCAATTGCTGGAGACACTGGAACAGACACAGTTGATTTATTAACCGATACATTAACCGTTGCAGGTGGAGAAGGAATTGACGTTGCCGTAACAAACAACACAATTACAGTATCAGCAGAAGACGCAACTTCATCTAATAAAGGTGTTGCAAGTTTTGATGCCATAGACTTTACCGTAGCAGCAGGCGCAGTAACATTAAATGCTGAGCGTGTACAAGATATTGTTTCTTCACAAATTGTTGCTGGAGAAGGCATTGATGTATCATACGATGATACAGCAGGAACCCTAACAGTAGATGCAGAAATTGCAACAACTACAAATCGTGGTGTTGCTTCATTTGCAGACGCAGACTTTACCGTCACAGATGGCGCAGTAAGTATTAAAAATGTTAATCTTGCAACACAAACAACTGGTAACTATATTGCAACAATTGCTGGAACAGCAAATGAAATTACAGTTTCTGGTTCAGGATCAGAAAATTCAGCAGTAACAATTGGGCTTCCAGATGACGTAACAATTACTGGCAATCTTCTTGTGGGTGGCAACTTAAATGTTACAGGAACAGTTAACTCTGTAAATACGACCCAGGTAAACATTGTTGATAATAAGATTAATCTTAATACTGACTTTACTGGAGCACCAGTAGCAGACGCTGGAATTCGTGTAGAGCGAGGCAGCGAAACAGATGTTGAAATTCTATGGAACGAGTCCTCAGATAAATGGACAGTTACAAATGATGGAACTAACTATCATGCAATAACTAGAAAGTATGTCGAGACATTAAACTCAGTAGCAACATCATACACAGTTACTCATAACTTGGGTTCAACTGATGTTTTAGTACAGGTTTCGCAAGCAGCTTCTCCATATGCTAAAGTTGAGACAGACGTAGAATTAACATCTGCATCTGCCGTAACTATTAAATTTGCAGTAGCACCTGCATCAGGAGAATACAAAGTAGTAGTAATAGGCTAAATAAAAAATGAAACTTAAGTCTTTATTAAACCTTCTAACGCTGGCAGAAAATCCATCTACAGCTTTAGAGGGTGACGTATACTTTAATATTTTAACAAAAAATATTAGAATATATAATGGAGATTTTTGGGTAGACATTACCCCACAAAGCGATGATCCAACCCCATTTTATATGCATACACACGCATACGATGGAGCAGTACACACAATAGATGTAGAAAATCCAATTACATTTAAAGATGTTAATACTACACAAAGTGTTTCAGAAAGTATTCCAGTTGTTGTAGGTATTGATGGTGGCGGCCCAAGTGATATAGTAGACGCACCTAGTTTTGAAAGACTGTCTTTGCTTCCTGGAGGGTTTTCAGATTCTCTGTATTCCCCTGAATCAGATAGTGTAATTCTTAACGGTGGAGATTCTATTAATGAGTATACATTAATAATAAATGGAGGAAGCTCAAGTGGTAGTTAGAATTCAATTAAGAAGAGACATAGAGTCTGACTGGGTTAGAGATAATCCAATATTGCTTGCTGGAGAAATTGCTATATCCTCAGATTTAAATAAATTTAAAATTGGAAACGGATCTAGTTGGAGTAGCACTTCATACTACAGCTCTCTTACCACTCAAGATTTAGAAAACACCTTGTCTTCATATGTGGAAGTTGGAGATGTTGGAAATGCAGGAGGCCCAGCAAAATTAGATATTGACGGAAACCTACTAATTCCAAAAGACAAAATTATTATAGAAGGCTCTACTGCAAACGATTATGAATTAACACTACAATCCCCAGACGTAGCCTCAGACATAACAGTAAATCTTCCCAGCGCATCAGGAACAATAGCGTTGCTATCACAAGTTCCTACTAGCTATAATGATTTAAGCAACAAGCCTGTTTTATTTCCTGGGTCTTATAATAATTTAACCGATAAACCAACACTGTTTAGCGGATCTTATATTGACCTAACTGATAAGCCAACACTATTTGGTGGATCTTATAACGATTTAACTAACAAGCCCTCTTTGTTTAGCGGCTCTTATGTAGATTTAACTGGTAAGCCTTCTTTGTTTAGCGGAGCATATGATGATCTTTCTGGCAAACCAACCATTCCAAATTTAACTGGATATGCAACTGAAACATACGTTGGAACTGCAATTTCAAACTTAATAGATGCAGCACCAGGTGCTTTAAATACTTTAAATGAAATAGCCGCAGCAATTAATGACGACGCATCGTACGCAGCAACAATAACCACAGAATTAACAGCAAAAGCTCCATTAGCCTCACCAACATTTACTGGAACGGTTTCGGGTATTACTAAAGATATGGTAGGCTTAGGAAATGCTGATAATACAACAGACGCTCTTAAACCAATATCAACAGACACATTAAACGCTCTTAATCTTAAAGCTCCATTAGCCTCACCAACATTTACAGGCACCGTATCAGGCATTACAAAAACAATGGTTGGGCTTGGAAACGTGGATAACACCTCAGATATAGAAAAGTTTTTAATTGTAACAAATTCTCAATCTTCTTCATACACACTACAAGGTTCAGATGCAAACAAAATGATAGAGATGACAGAAGTTAGCACTTTGACAATACCAAACGACTCTACCTATAATTTCCCTATTGGAACATATATTGAAGTATTACAAACTACATCAAATCAAGTTACTATTGCTGGAGACGGATTTACCCCAAATGCAACACCAGGTTTAAAATTAAGATCTCAATGGTCAAGCGCAAGTTTAATTAAAAGATCAGCAAATTCTTGGGTAGTTTTAGGAGACCTAAAGGCGTGAGACGCTTTAGATCTTCAAAAATTAAAAAAAGGGTATCTATTCCAAATACTGTTGGAATGGTTAGGTCAGAAGCCTTATCATTATTAAATAGTTTAGGATTATCTGTTATAGAAAATAACACAGGAACTTCAAATGAATCTTTGGGTGGAAAAATAATTGATCAGTCTATTGCAGAAAATTCAGTTGTTCCCGTAGGAACTCAAATAGAATACACATATGGATCTTTTAGCTTTACTCCATTTGGCTTTACACCATTTTCATTTACCGCACCACCAGATCCTCCAGTTGATCCCCCGCCATATGGCTTTACCTGGGAAGAATTGAATCCATTTTCATTTACACCAGTTGTAGTGCCTCCATATGATTTTACAACATATAATTTTACAGGTTTTTCATTTGCACCCACCCCAGGCGAGGGAGGTAAATCTTTAGGAGCAGCTACTTTAGTTAAAAGTAAAAATCCACAAGGATTAATATTGGCATATAACTTAAAAGTTGGAGACGTACTTTATTCTGCTGCAATTGAAGGAATTGATACATCTAATGATCAAATTGCAAATTACATACAAAATTGGTCAACACAAGACACATTAATAGATACAGACATAGAAACTACCGTAGTTGCAATGGCTGCAAGAATTACAGATGGGGCTATTGTTATCAATGAAAACAAATATTCTAAAGCGCACTGGGTTCTGATTAAAAATAATGAAGGAATAAAATTTAAAAATGTTACTGATGTTACATTAGCAGATTTCATATTTTCTCCAATGACACAAGACTGGAACCCAGTCACTCAGTGGATGCCAATAAACTCTACAGAGCTAGTAGTTTCTATAAACGTAGAGCCATATGATGTATTTTTTACAGATAACGCCTTAGTCCATGATTCCTACAACGCAGCACTAGACCCAAATGCAATCAATTCATCAGAAGAGGATTTTTCAGAAAAGCTTATAGTAATGTATACAGAATGGCAAAATTTAATAAAAAAATAGGTGTGTCCTATAACAATAAATAGGATATAATATACCTACAAGTCATAATTTTGGAGCAATAAAACAATGGCAACAAATTTTCCAAGTTCGATAGACTCATTAACAAATCCAAACTCAACGGATGCGTTATCTAGTCCATCTCACTCGCAACAACATACTAACGCTAATGATGCGATAGAGGCATTACAAGCAAAAGTTGGAGTCAATGGCTCTCAAGATGTAAACTCTTTAGACTATAAGGTAGCAGATGTAATTGCTCAATTGCAAGACATTGAAAACTCAACCTCAGTGGCAGAAGTTCTTTTAGGCCTAGAAGGAAACAATGACCTTACAATTGCGGGAATTGAAAACAAAACAAAAGTAGATGAGTTTTCAAAAACAGCATACAGGACAGTTTCATACAAGCTTCAGATTTCAAAAGGAAGCGAATACGCAACATCAGATATTTTATTATTAAACGATGGAACAAATTTAAATGTAGTAGAATCAAATATTATATCTAACACAAGCAGTACTCTTGCTAATGTTACTTTTGAAGAAAATTCAGGTATAATAAGTTTAAACGTAGCACCAATAAGTGGATCTGTAACCGCTAGATATTACAGAACGTCTTTAAAGTCTTAAGACGGCAGGAGATAAAATGGCAACGGTAGTAAAAAACTTTAGAATCAAACAAGGCCTTGTAGTTGAAGGATCAACAGGAACAATCAATGGCCAAAACATACTTACAGAAACAGGCGGAGATGCTTACATTCTCAATCTTGTTGGTGGAACCAATCTTATAAACTCTGTTGAATCAACACAGATGGAAGTTATTGCTGGAGAGCTTAATATTAAATCTGGCGTATTTGATACATCAGGCGCAGCAGCCGCAGCACAGTCAGCAGCAGAAGCAACAGCATCAGCAGATGCAACATCAAAGGCTAACGCAGCACAGTCAGCAGCAATTACAGCAGCAGGAACAGACGCTACAACAAAAGTAGCAGCAGAAGCAGCACTTAGAGTATCAGGCGACGCAGCCTCAGTAGCAACCGCATCAGCAGATGCAACCACTAAGGCAGATGCCGCCCAAGCAGCCGCTATCTCAACAGCATCAGCAGATGCAACATCAAAGGCTAACGCAGCTCAAGCAGCAGCAGAAGCAACAGCATCAGCAGATGCAACATCAAAGGCTAACGCAGCACAGTCTGCAGCAACTACAGCAGCAGCAACAGATGCTACAACTAAAGCCAACGCAGCTCAAGCAGCAGCAGAAGCCACTGCAGCATCAGCACTTTCAACTGCAATCTCAACAGAGGTTTCAAACCGTAATACAGCAATTTCAACTGCAGTAGATTCATTAGTAGATGGTGCACCAGCACTTCTTAATACATTAAATGAATTAGCAGCAGCAATTAATGATGACGCTAATTACACAACAACTATTACAACAGCTTTGGGAACAAAGGCACCGCTTGCTTCTCCAGATCTTACTGGAGTTCCAACAGCTCCTACAGCAGCAGCAGATACTAACACAACTCAGATTGCAACCACAGCATTTGCTAAGGGCGAAGCAGACGCAGCCCAATCTGCAGCAGCATCAGATGCAACATCAAAGGCCAACGCAGCTCAAGCAGCAGCAGAAGCCACAGCAGCAGCAGATGCAACATCAAAGGCCAACGCAGCCCAATCAGCAGCAGCATCAGACGCAACATCAAAGGCCAACGCAGCCCAATCTGCAGCAGAAGCAACAGCAGCAGCAGATGCAACATCAAAGGCCAACGCAGCCCAAGCAGCCGCTATCTCAACAGCATCAGCAGATGCAACATCAAAGGCTAACGCAGCTCAAGCAGCAGCAGAAGCCACAGCAGCAGCAGCTAATACAGCACAGCAAAACGGAACTACATCATTTACAGCAATTAATTACAACTCTGTTGCCAAGCAAGTTGCAGCAACAACTGGAAATATTGTAACCGCTGCAGCAACAACTGCTATCTCATGGGCAGCAGAAGATTACCGAAGCGCTAAGCTTGTAATTAAAGCAAAAAATGGTAGCCACACCCAGGTATCAGACTTAGTAGTTACACTTGATACTTCTAACAACGTAGCAGTTTCTGAATATGGAATTACATATTCAAACGGAACAGAGTTAGCTGCAATAACTGCAGATTATTCTGGCTCAGATGTAAGAATTCGAGTAACACCAGCAAACAATAACACTGAAGTTGTTGTAGTTGGAACATTAATTAAATAATTAAATAAAAGGCTAGGGGAGAGCCTGAATCTCCCCACAAAAAACAATTAGGGGATATGTGAACTTAAATGGCAACAACAGATAAAAACTTTAGAGTAAAAAACGGGTTAAACGTAGCAGGAAACGCTACCTTTGACTCTAACGTTGTATTAGGCAATACACCCCTTAGATTTGACACAACAACAAATAAGCTACAGATCCAGTTAAATGGAACCTGGAGCCCAATTGCATTTGTGTCGGACATTCCAGATAGTCAAACAGAAATAGGCTTTATGGACATTGGACTAGCTATAGATTATAATGGTCTTCCAGTCTATACAGTTCAAGCAAACGGAGTAAGTACAACAGCAACTAAATTCGCAGACGGTGGTGGCCCAGATACTTCATTATATGGGATAACATTTGATTCTGGAGTTATAGTTTAACAAAAATAAATGCTATAATTAGCAAATAAGGGGTAATAAATATGTCAACAGTAAGAATTCAAGTAAGACGAGGAACAGCATCAGAATGGACCTCAGCAAATCCTACACTAGCTGCAGGTGAAATGGGTGTTGAAACAGACACCAGAAAAATTAAAGTTGGAACTGGAAGCACAGCATGGACTAGCCTTTCATACATCGCATCAGATGCACCAGGAATTACAGAAATTGCACAAGATGCAATTGACACAGCCCTTTCAATGGGATCAGGTCTTACAAAATCTTACAACGATGCCACAAATACAATTTCTCTTAATATTGACTCATCAGTTGTAGCACTTAAATCTTATGTTGACAGTCAAGTAACTGGATTAGAAAACTCAACAGCCGCAGATTATGTATTACTAGCAGACGTCGGAAATGCAGGCGGACCAGCAAAGCTAGATGTTGACGGTAACCTGTTAGTTCCTAAGTCAAGTATTGTTTTAGAAGGCGCAACTGCAAATGCTTATGAAACTATTCTTACAGTAGTAGACCCTACAGCAAACAGAACAATTACTTTCCCAAATTCTTCAGGAACTGTAGCGTTGACATCTGATATTACATCAGCAGTTAACAATTTAGTAGATGCGGCACCAGGAGCACTAGATACACTTAACGAGCTTGCTGCAGCAATTGGAGATGACGCAAACTATGCTGCAGGAGTCACAACATCACTTGGAAATTTGTCTGCAGCAGGAATAGCACACGGATCATCTACAACAAACGTACACGGAATTGCAGATACAGCAGAACTTGCTACTGAATCTTATGTAGATCAAGCAGAGGCAGACGCAAATACTTATGCAGATTCAGCAATAGGAACCGCAATGACTAATCATAGTACTGACTCAACAGATGTTCATGGCATTGTTAACACAGCAGATTTAATGTTAAAATCTGGTTCATCTATGACTGGAGCTTTAACTTTAAACGGTGCTCCTACATTTGATTTACAAGCATCTACTAAAAAATATGTAGATGATGCTATCAGTACTCTCACAGCAGACACAACCAACGTACACGGAATTGCAGATACTTCACTTCTAGCAACAAAAGAGTACGCAGACACAGCAGAATCAGATGCAATTACAGCAGCAGGAACAGCAGCAGATACAAAGATCTCAACTGCAGTAGCAGCGCTTACAAAGTCTTCAGTAGGCCTTGGAAATGTTGATAACACGACAGATGCTAATAAGCCAGTTTCAACTGCTACACAAGCAGCACTTGACCTAAAGGCTAACTTAGAAGGCCCAACATTTACTGGAACAGTAGTCCTTCCTTCAACAACATCAATCGGAGATGTTTCATCAACTGAGATTGGATATGTTAACGGAGTAACTTCAGGAATTCAAGGACAAATTGATGGAAAGGCTTCATTGTCTGGAGCAGTATTTACAGGCTCAGTTGAAATTGATCAGAACCTTGTAGTTGATGGAGACCTAACAATTAACGGTACAACATTTAACGCATCAGCAACATCTATTACAATTGAAGATAACATGCTTCAGCTTGCCCACCAAAATGCAAGTAACACAGTAGACCTTGGTCTTGTAGTTGCTTATAACGATGGTTCAGGAAAGCATGCTGGTATAGTAAGAGACGTATCAGACGCTAAGTGGAAGTTGTTCAAGGACGTAACAGACGAACCAGCTACCACAGTCAACTTTACTCAAGGATCACTTGATAACCTACAGGTTGCTGGATTTGAAGCAGCGTCAGCAACTATTGGAGATGTATCAAATACAGAACTTCAATATCTAAATGGAGTCACATCAGCAATTCAGACTCAAATAGACACCAAGTCACCAATTGATGCTCCAACATTTACTGGCACAGTAACTGTTTCAGCATCTGGAATTGCATTCTCAGACGGAACACAGACAAAAGTTGGCGTTCCATCTATCACAACATTTGGAACAGAGAGAACATCATCAGAAACACTCGCATCTGGTGAGCAAGACAAGTTTATCCCAATAAATGGAGCAGTACAAATTACTCTTCCTTCATCTGGATACTCAACTGGTCAATCAATTGATTTCTACCAAGCATCAGGAACTGGAGCATCATTTGCTTCAACAAACAGTGTTGTTGGTACACCAGGATTAAAGTTTAGAACTACAAATTCGGTTGTAACAGCAATGAAAACTCCAAGCGGTTGGTTAGTTTTCGGAGATCTTTTAGCTTAAAGAAAATAATAGAGGAGATTATATATGTCAAAACAAGCAGGTAGAATGAGCCAATCGGCCAATGACTTTTTAGAGCCATTTAAGCCAATTATCGGAACAGCAACAGATATAGGAACAGATAGAGCATTTAATAATGGAGCCTCATCTGTACCATTTACAATGAGCGTAGATTCCCCACCAGCTACTTCATATACAGTTACCTCAAGTCCAGGAAGTTATACTGCTTCTGGATCTTCTTCTCCTATTACGGTAGAAGGTTTACAATCTGGAACTAGTTATACATTTACAGTTATAGCTACAAACGCAGTTGGTAATTCTGTGCCGTCAGACGCAAGTAATTCAATAACAGCAACAACAGTTCCACAAACACCAAGCGCTCCAAGTCTTTCAAATAATGGAGCAGAAACGAACTCTGTTTCTTGGTCAGCCCCAGGAAATAATGGTGGAAAAGACATTACTGGATATGGATTAATTGATCATGAAAATGATGTTACGTCATATAACTCTAGTACATTTAGCGCTAACCTATCAGAAAACGGAAATGAAGCTCAAACCGTTAGGGTAAGAGCTCAAAACGCTAATGGTTTTTCATCATACAGCGGAAATTCAAACTCAGTTACTACAACACCATTTAGTTTTAGCCCATTTGGATTTACCCCATTTGGATTTACACCGTTTGGATTTACTCCGTTTGGATTTACTCCGTTTGGATTTACTCCATTTGGCTTTACTCCAAAATCGGTTGGAGCAGAAACAGTTATTAAATCAAAGGTGCCAGAAGGATTAATCCTTGCACACAACCTAAGCGTTGGCGACGTTTTATACTCTGCTAATATCGAGGGAATAGATGTTTCAAATACAGCAATATTAGAATATTTACAAAATTGGTCTGTTAATAGCGCAAACATATCCCCAGCCGAAACTACCATTGTTGCAATGGCAGCAAGAATTTCTGACGAAGGAGCTATTGTTATTAATGGAAATAAATATTCTTTACAACACTTTATTTTAATAAAAAGAGATGGACAGATTCAATTCCAACCATCATCAAGCGTATTGGAAACAGATTTAATTTTTTCACCAAGCGAAAATGACTGGAAAGAAATTACAGACTATAAAGTAACTACACAAAAAGAGTTACTAATATCAATTGACGTAGAGCCATACGACTTATTCTTTACAGACAATGCGCTAGTACACGATTCATATAGAGCAAAAAGTGATGCAAACGCATTAACTTCTAGCGATGAAACATTTAGCGATAAGCTAGATGCAATGTATCAACAATGGAGAGATTCTCAAGACCAAGCCTAGTAGTCAGGAATTAATTTGTTTAAAAAAGTAAAGAAATTACGCTTAATGGGAATTTCTGGAGTTAGGTATTTTAAAGGTAAACCTGTACCTAAATTTAGAAGGTATCCACAATACATAAAAGGTACTTGGGCACAATATACAGTGCTTACCGATAAATGGAATTCTCAAGCTATAGAATGTCTTTATAAAAATGATGATAATGAGTCTGGCACAATTGTTATGTCTTATTTTATTAACAACGATTATCCAGCATCTTGGGCTACAATAATTATAGACGGATATGATAAAGATCACTATACTGCAATAACAGATAGGTTCTATACTAGCCCAATACATCGAAAGAAAAAGTACATAGAATCATTAGCTTTAATTGGATATCCAATATGGTGTACATTTTTTAACATTTTACCAAGATTAGGCCCAGGCTATACACAAGGGACACAGGCCGTAGCATTAAGCGGATCCTCCCTCATAGCATCAGCAACTAAAAAAAGGTTTAATTTAAACAAAGATAAAATTGAAAAAATAGTTAAGGTTGGGATGACACCTGGGAAACTTCCTGAAATAAATATGCCAGCAGAATTAGTCATATACAAAGATCCGATATTTCCAGCATTATTTCACTCTATGAGCATTTGGGAGCCAAATGATAAAAAATATTAATTCAATTAATAACAAAACTATGCTTTCCGAGTATAATAAAATGATCTCTCAGATGCACGAATATGTTTATAAATTTAATCCAGGAATTAAGCTAGGGTTTAAACCTAAAAAAGTTTCTTTAATTGATTATAAAACATTTAACTTTTTTGCAATGTATAACAAAAACATTCATATTCTATATAAAGAAATATCTGATTTAACAAAAGAATATTGCATTAAAAATGGAGTTAATTTTGAAAGAAATTATTTTTATTTACTTGGCAATATAGTTAAAAAAGAAACTATTACATTAGACACATATCTAAATTTTGCCCCTAATTATAAAACTACATTTGTTGGATTTTATGTTATAGATTGCAATAAAGATCAAATTTTTATAAATGATGAAAAAATTGATTTAATTCCTGGACAATTAATATTTTTAGATTCATCATCAAAGATATTGTTTAAAAAAATAAGTAATGGTTTAACAATACTATCATTTAATATCTCTCCTCTAGAATATCTATACAGGCAGTACTATCAAAAATGGATACCACTAGCATGATTAAAATAGAATTTATTCCAAAGTATAGGTTATATAAAAAAGCATTCCCAGAGCCAGTTAGTGTTGCGTCCAGCATACCAGAGTGGTGGAAGCATCAAGAAAGCTATTTAAATAACGATCAAAATATTCATAACGGAACAATGATGCTAACAATTAAAAAATGTCAATCTATATTTGATTCAATGACATTTGGATACTATTTAAGATGCCCAACGGATATATTTATAGACGCAACAGAAGATAAAATAAAAGTACAGGTAACATCTGAGATAATGGGAATGCGGAAAGAATACATTCTTTCACATCATTTAAAAGAGCAGATGGCTAAATATCCCATCCCAGATTATTTTCACGAAGAAATTATTAGAATTCACCCAATGTGGTTAGTTAAAACAGAGGAAGGGCACAGTTGTTTATTTACTTCTCCAATGCATGCAGAGGACTCTCCCATTAGATCTATCCCTGGAGTGATAGACACAGACGCATATATGTCAGACGGATATCTATCTTTTTTTGTTAAAAAAGGATTTAAGGGAATAATTAAACAAGGTACTCCAATCATTCAAGTAATACCATTTAAAAGAGAAGACTGGGAGAGCTCAATAAGCGATGACAGGCAGTCAGATACTAAAATAAAAGAAAAAACTTTACAGGTTAGATCAGTATTTCAAAATGGATATAGACTGAAATTTTGGAAAAAGAAAACATATAAATGACCAATAAGACAGTTAATAGAGTGCCCTATGAAGCGGAATCTTGGTCTCTAATGTCAACAATGACTTTTGAACAAATATGTCATACCTCTAATTTGTTTCCAAAGTGGAAAGAATGGGAATATGTTAAATCTGATCCTGCCTATAAACAATCAATTCTAAAACCAGTAAACATGTATGCCCATCATTTTTCTAACCCGCCAGAGATAATAAAGAATTCTAAAAATAGTTTAACAATTAGATATTATAGCTACGGGGATATATTAATTCAAACAGCTGATCCGTTGCTAGGGCATAGGGGGGTATTCAAATCAAATCCAATTAATAGTTTTTTTTATGCAACCGATAAATGCTGGCTACGTCAATTTTACCCATCAGAAAATCAATATAATATTGTAGATGAAAATGCAATTTCTAAAAGAATTTTTAAAATTTATATTCCTTGGTTTTTAGACATGGACATACAGTATTTAATTAAATGCAATATAGAAAATCCTTCACTAAAAATAATTGAAAAAAAAGATTCTTTTACAAAAACAGATGAAAATGTTATAATAAAAGAAGCAAACTTTGTTGATTTTTATTTTACAAACTCTAAAAATCATATGGAAGACAATATTTGCGGGTTAATAAAAAGAGGTTCGTATTTATTTGATATAGAAGTATATGCAGATAAAAAAACTATTAAAAAAATAATAAGGGAATATGAAAAAAGAATTAATAGTTAAATTTACACCAGGATTTTCAATTAATCCCGATGACTTAAACAACGGACTAATTGTCGAGCCAGAAGAATCTAAAATTCATCTTCCAGATTGGTATAAAAAGCTTTCTAGATTTTATAAATCTAATCACATTAGCAAGCTGCACCCAGTTAATGATAGAGGAACCGATGGAAGCGCTGCTTCAACAAAATTATGCATGCCATTTTTTGACGCATTAACTTCTGGTTACATGTATACCCTAGAATATGATTTACATGTAACTCAAGATAAAAACGGATTTCCAGTACTTTCCTGGGAAGGACACAACATGATAGTGGACAAAAGATTAATGATAGACGTCCCAGTCCCCACACAGCATCACCCATTACATTTTGGTTGGAAAGTAAACTGGTATTCGGAAACACCAAAAGGATATTCTTTATTAATAACCCACCCATTAAATAGACACGATTTGCCATTTACCACCCTTAGCGGAATAATAGACTCCGATTTATGGCACACACCAGTATTTACATCCTTCTTCCTAAAAAGGAACTTTATTGGTATAATACCTAAAGGAACACCTCTATTTCAGATGATTCCAATTAAAAGAGAAGATTGGGCTTTGGAGATAGATTATTCGGTTAACGGGAAAGAAATGAATCAAATTAAAGATGAAAAAAGAAGGTCTTCAATTTATGCCTATTATAAAAATATAGTATGGCAACGTAAACAGTATAAGGGAAAATAAATGATTAATAATATGCAAATGAACCAGCCAACAGGCAAAGAGCATAAATTTTTTGAAAGATATTTAGATAACGATCTTAGTCAATTGGCAGAGTTTTTACAAAATCAATATTCTAATATGGAAAACTTAAAGTTGTCTGGAATAACAGAGGTTACAGAAAAAGATCATTGGCTGTCATCAGATAGCGTATCTACTATAAAATGGAGAGAGTATAATGTTTTTCAATTTTATCATCCATCAATACATAAGCTATATAAAAACCTTGTAGAAATGGTTAAAGAAGCTTGTGAGTATTATGAAGTTGATTTTGAAAAACAACAATACATGATTCAAGGCTGGTTTAATATTAATTATAACGACAAAGGAAAACTGGACTGGCACGATCACGGTGGACCGTATGCTCCATATTTTCACGGATACTATTGCGTAAAAGCAGAGCCATCTACAACGTATTATAAAGTTTTTGGTAAAGAAGTTGATAACCACAATAAAGACAACAGGCTTATCATATCAGAAATGGGACATCCACATGCAATGGGATCTTGGGACTGGGAAGGCCCTAGAGTAACAATTGCATACGATATAGTTCCATTAAAAAGTTTAATAGCAAACAATGCACATCCACAACATTGGATGCCAATATGTTAAATAAACCACAAAAATTTTTTGAATCATATTTAAATAATGATACGCAAGAACTATCAAAATATTTATATAAAATAAACGATGAAATTATTAAAGAAAATTCTTTAAATTTATCTAATGAGGTTTTAGATAAATATAAAAATTTACCAGGCGCAGCAACAAAAATTGGAATAAATCATTATAATATTTTTATGTTTCCAATCAATGAGATATATAACCTATATTGTGAATTAAAAAATCTTACAAAAAAAGCATGTGAATATTATGAAATAGATTTTAATTTTGAAAACTATGTAATACATGGCTGGTTTAATTTTGACTATAAGTCTATCGGGAATAAGGTTGATCCAGTAAAAAATCCAGAGCAACTTCATGATCATTTTGGAGGAACTGGCATACCACATTTTCACGGGTACTATTGTGTAGATGCCGAGCCATCCATAACATACTATAAGCTAGATAAAAATAATAATGATTTATTTGAAAATGTTAATAAAAATAATAGAGCAATTATTTCCGAAACTGGCTACCCCCATGCTAGAGGAGATTGGCAACAAGACCAAGCAAGAGTAACAATTGCATACGATATTATTCCGTTTAGAGAGATTAGAAATAGTAAATCTATGAAATGGATACCATTCAAATAATGGAAAATATTGGTATATGCATTTACAGCTATCAAAATAAAAATTTATTTAAAACTGTATCTGAAATTATAGACAAATCTAGTCAAAAAAATATGTTATATTTTTACATTATTGATCAAAATAGTGTAGACAGAACTAGATCCCTAGACCAACCAGATTTTTATGCATCAATTGTTTATAAATATGTTACGTGGGACTCTATTAAAAGCCCAATTGAATATAAGCGGGATGCATTTAAGTCACTGAATAAAAAATATTATATGCAAATTGGAGACGATGTTTCATTAGCTAAAGATTGGGACATCCATGCAGTTGAATTTTTAAAGAATAACAAAAACTCAATTTTATCTGGAAATTCTACAGTTACCTTAAAAAATAAAAATTGGTTCATGCTAGAGCCAGAAAGAGTACCATCTGCAAATTTTAATAAAATAAATTATATAGACAGAAATTTTATATTTGCATTGTCTGAAGATTTTGCAATAATAAATCAACCAACTCACTTAAAATACTGCGGAGAAGAAGAAAGTATTTCAATAGATTTAATTAATAGTGGCGTAGATATTTATAATTTCCCAGACGAATACATATCAATTAATAAAAATTCAGTAGAGGATAAATATACCCCATTTTCTTTAACCCATAACTATAATCAATTTATTGAAAAATATTCAAATGAAATTCAAAAAAACTTTAATATAAATTTAATTCAGCTACCGTTTGAAGATAACGATGTTGTTTACGACACTGGCCAGTCTCAAATAGATAGAATGGGCGGATTAAGATATCTTGATAGGATTAAGGAGATCAGGTAATGTTAATAAAAATAGTAGAAGATTTTATATCAGAACAAGATGCATTTTCTCTTATGGAAGAGATGCAATCGCCGTCAAAAATAAACCCATATCCAGAATACTATAAAGATAGAAACGGCGGAACTGCTTTCCCATATAACAATAGGGTGATGGATATACTTAAAAAATATTCAGTAAGAGCAAACCACATTCAGAAAGAATTTTTTAACTTAAAAGACAAAGTAATTGTTACTAAGGCTTTTGGCTCGTGGTGGCAGCCAGGACAAAGTGGAAGTCCTCACATAGACGCAATTGAAAAAGAACCATTCATAGAATATAGCACCGTAATTTATTTAAATGACGAGTACGAGGGCGGAGAGATATATTTCCCTAAACAAGCATTTTCTTTAAAGGCCAAAAAGTATTCTGCTATATTTTTCCCAGGAAATGATTATCAATATATTCATGGGGTTAAAGAAATTACTTCTGGTAGTAGGTATACAGCCCTCTATATGCAATCAACCAAGCAAGAGTTCGTAGACCCAGATTTTAAGGAGTGCTAATAATGCAATATGAAGAATTGGCTTTGGGGGTTGTTTATTATAAAAATATTATAAAAGAGCCTAATGAATTAATTAATAAAATAGAGTCTTTAGAAGAAAAAAGAAGCTTACAAAAAGACTATAGGTCACAATCAATAAAGCCTTGGCAAGCATGGGATTATGATCACGGCAATAAAGAAAAAACAATATTCTGTTGGCAAAAATTTTTACCAAAGCCAGAAGATATAGATGTTAATGATTATTTCTATAAAGACCAGCACGATATATCTTCACAGCTTTTTAATGGGCTAGAATATGGGCTAAAACATTATTTTTCATTATATCCATACGCTGAAAAAAATATTAAATCTAGAGAAAAAACAATGCACCTACTAAAATATAAAGAAAGCGGATTCCTGCCAGCACACTCAGACCATGGAATAAGCAGCAGAGTTTTATCGGCACTTCTTTATTTAAATGACGATTATGAAGGTGGCAACATAAGATTTCCGCATTGCGGAATAGACATGAAGCCAGAAGCTGGAAGCCTACTGTTTTTCCCATCAAATTTTGTTTATGTTCACGAAGTTGATGCGGTAACAAGTGGAACAAGATATTCCTTGCCAAACTGGTATCACAATAGAAAAAACGCATACTACTCAGACGGGACAGAATAATGATTATAGTAACTGGATCAAGCAGGGGAATTGGGAATGTAATAGCAAATAGGCTTTCTAAAAATGGATATGATGTCATTGGCATATCAAGAGGTATGCCTCAAAACGATGTATCCTTTAAAACTTATCAAGCAGACGTAAGCCAAAAAAATACCCTAACTCCAATATTTGAAGATTTAAAAGAAAAAAATATTACAGTACAAGCTTTAATAAATTGTGCTGGAATACTAGAAACCCCATTTGTAGACTGGCTAACAATAGAACAGAGCGAAATGGAATCAATATTTTCTACAAACGTAATAGGAACAATGAATTCTTGTCAAACGTTTTTGCCATTAATGGACAAAAAACAGCATACTCCAATAATAAATATGGCAAGCCTATCAGCACATGCAATAACTGATTTTTCAATATATGGGGCAAGTAAGCATGCAGTATATGGATTTACAAAATCTTTAGCAAAAAAATTACAAAATACATCTATTAGACCAAATTGTATATCACCAGGCCCAATAAAATCAACAATGACAGAGGGCATACCAGACATGGCTTTTAAGCTATTTGCTGGCCCACAAATTATTAACCGCACAGTTTTTACATCTGATGATATATGTAATGTTGTAGAGCTTTTGCTTGACCCAAGATCAAGTAGTTTAACTGGACAGGCATTCCACATTGGTGGATACTAAACCACATCAATGGTATAATTTTTAAATGTCATACTCTTATAAAATACTAAAAGACCATCCAATTGGATTCTGGGAGCTAGATGATTCCACTACCACAGCAATAGACATTTCTGGATGCGGTAATAATGGAGTTTATACAGGAAGCCTTCCAAGCCAAACTAAAATAATGCCAATGGTTTCTGGAGGCCAGTACTCAGCAAAAATTACCTCCTTATCAAATATAGAGTTTGAAATCATTAATGATTATTACGCACAGGCAGCAGGAGGCGGATTTGGAACGCTAGACACAGCGGACAACGAATTTACTATAGAGTGTTGGATTTTACCAAAAATATCTTCTACAAACCTTACTCCAATTTTTATCGATTTGTCTAATGATCTTGGAATTGCTTGGCAAAACAACAATATTATATTTGTTATTGGCACCGAAACTTTAGAGTACACAGTTCCAGAAACTAATAAGTCTATTTATGTTGTATGCAAATATTCAGTAAATTCAGCATCAATATATTTAGACGGCAACTTGGCTATTAGCAAAACAATAACTGGCGTTCCCTTTGAAAATACACAGGTCTTACTAAAGTCTGGGCCTACACAAAATAGCGCAGACGAGTTTTTAATAGATAATCCAGCAGTGTATAGATACTCTTTATCAGAAAAACAAATTAAAGATCATTACCTAAGTAATCAAAATACTTTACCAATACAGATTGCGTATCCAGACAATGGAGAAATTTTTAATATTTATGACAATGGAATGAGAACATCATTTACCTATAATTATCCAAAAGATAAATCTTGGCAATATTTTTTAACAGAGGATCTTACGCTAGGTAGGTCAGAAGAATATATTCAATTATCTAAGACAGATTTATTAGAAACAAAAGAAGTTATTTTAAAAGATATTATATCTATGCCTTCTGGTATATCAATGGATTCTTCAAAAATTCAATGGGACGGTAGCTCTGGAATTTCTGTTTATACAAGTCTAGACGGAGTGTCTTATGAACAATGCGAAAACGGATATTCAATACCTCAGTACAAGTATTCAGATTTTAACCAACAAAGATTTTTTCATTTAAAAATAGTAGTTTCTTCAACAGACTCCTCTAGATATATTCCAAAACTTTATTCATTATCAGTAAATTTTTACTCTGAGCAAATAGCTTATTCTAAAAATGGAGCGTCTTATGTTTATAAAATAGATAACCTAGATTATAGCCTTGGCAAAGAGGCCTATCCAATATTATCAATGAATAAATTAAATGGAGTATTGGTCCCAAATAATTCAGGGTTTAAGGTAGATCTTCCATATGATACAAATAGCATTGAGTTTTTCTATACTCCAAGCAGCATACTCAAAAGTTTATTAATATCATCTACTGGTACGGAATTTAGCTGGGCGGATAGCGGGTCTATATCAAAAACTAATATATCTAAAATATACGTAAATGGTGAAGATAAAACGACACAATCAAATATATCTAATGTATTAAATTCAGGATACTTAAATCATATTGTAATTGTTTTTCAATCACCCATTTCTGGAGATCTGATCTTTAATTATAAGAGCACTGGGTCTAAAAAGAGCTCATATCAGCATATAACCCTATACAGGGATGCTGTAGATCAAAACAAGGCAATAACTCATTACAATTTATATACTGGAAGATCGGTATATACCTCTACCGCATCTGCCATGTCAATGACAGAAAGACCTCCTGAAATATATAATAATGACTGGATTGTTATTCAAAATTCATAAAGTTGTCCACCATGGCGACAAAATGTGGACATTAATTAGAAAGAATGGTAAAATTAACACCTAATGGACATTAAAAGAATTAATCAAAAAGTAGTAGAGGAAACTACACTAGGAATTTATGTGTGGGAAATGCCAGACGGAAGATGGATTGGCGATGACGATGGAAACTTTTTATCAATAACAGCTAAAAAAGGTAACCGATCAAAGATGGATTTGTTGGCGAGAGAAGTAAGATCATATGGAATACACGAAGGACGGCCTAAATTTTTATCAGGTAGACGTAAAGTTGACGACGAAGAGTTTCAGCATCAAAAACAAAGACTAGAATGGGGACTAACACCAGATCCTCTTGACATAGGTGTTTACAAGGATTCATTAAAAAGTGGAGGCAAACAATAAATGGAGTTCATAAACGAAGACCCTAGCGTCTCAGAAACTATTGACATATCAAACTCTGCAGACTGGATAAAGTTTAACAATAAAGAAGTTGTATTAAGTGATGATCCATTTAGCATTGAAGGCGAAGAGTTAAAGAAAGTTAATGGACTAAGCCCAACATTCCGTAGGAAAATATCTAGAGAGTTTCAAAAGCGTTTTACAGGACAAGAAGGAACTGGAACACAACAGAATCTACTACAACAAGCAGTTACTGGATACGCAATGTTTGACCTTGTCCAACCAGTCTATAATCTTGAATATCTTTCAAAAATTTATGAGATATCCCCATACAACTACTCAGCAATTAATGCAAAGGTTGCTAACATTGTTGGCCTTGGATACTCTTTTGTAGAAACAAAAAAAGCTAACGATGCTTTAGATAATATTACTGACAAAAAACAATTAGAACGTGCTCGTCGCAAATTGAATAAGCTTCGTCAAGACCTAGATTCTTGGCTAGAAGAAACAAACGAAGAAGAAACCTTTACAGAGACATTGGTAAAAGCTTACACAGATTTAGAGGCTACTGGTAATGGGTATATTGAAATTGGAAGAACTGTATCTGGCAACATTGGGTACGTAGGACATATCCCATCCAAAACAATGCGTGTACGCAGACTTCGTGATGGTTTCATACAACTTCTTTACGGCAAGGCAGTTTACTTTAGAAACTTCGCAGATCAAGAAACCCCTAATCCAATTTCTGGAGGAGAAGATCGTCCAAACGAAGTTATTCATTTAAAGAAATATACACCGATGAACAACTATTATGGAATACCAGATATTATTGCCGCACAAACTGCAATGGCTGGAAATGAATTTTCTGGAAAATACAATTTAGATTACTTTGAAAATAAGGCGGTACCACGTTATATTATCACAGTAAAAGGCGCCAAGCTTTCACCAGAATCTGAACGTAAACTATTAGAGTTTTTCCAGGTTGGGCTAAAAGGAAAGAATCACAGATCACTTTATGTCCCCCTTCCAGCGGATACATCTGATTCTAAAGTTGAATTTAAAATGGAGCCTATTGAGGCAAACCCACAAGAGTCCTCATTTAATATATATAGAAAAGCAAATAGAGATGAAATTCTTTTAGCACACAGAGTTCCAGTAAATAAAATTGGAGTTCCAGAAGGAGTTAGCCTGGCATCAGCAAGAGATGCAGATAAAATGTTTAAAGAGCAAGTATGTAGACCAGCTCAAGATATTTTAGAAAAGAAAATAAATAGAATTATTTCTGAAAAAACAGATGCATTAATGCTTAAATTTAATGAATTAACTCTGACAGACGAGGACACTCAGTCTAAAATTGATGAAAGATATTTAAGAATGCAGGTAATTACCCCTAATGAAGTTAGAATTAGAAAGGGTATGATACCTATGGACGGTGGAGATGAGGTTGTTGATTTGCAGGCACAAGCAGCCGAAATCAAGGCTCAGGCATTAAATACCAGAAATAGAACTCAGGAAAGATCGGCCAATTCACCAGATAGTTCTGGGGAAGCCAGAAATCCAAAAGGTGAGGGTAGAGTCACAGCTTAATTATTAGGCAACCATTATTTGCCTTTTTAAATATACAAAGATAAAATTGAGCATATGAATATTGAAAAATCTTATTGGTCCAGCAATGGCGATAATATCAGCCTATCAGTTCCATTCACAAAAGTAAACCGTGAAAAGAGAACTGTATCTGGTTTTGCCACACTAGACAACCTAGATCAAACAAATGACGTTGTAACCGCAGAAGCAAGTCTAAAAGCATTTGAAGGTTTCCGTGGAAACATTAGAGAAATGCACGGGTCAAACGCAGTTGGTAAAATGGTTTCATTTAAGCCAGAAACATACTTTGATGCAAAAAGCGGAGAATTTTATAACGGAGTTTATGTAGATGCATACATTTCTAAAGGTGCACAAGATACATGGGAAAAGGTTTTAGACGGTACTCTTTCAGGATTTTCAATTGGTGGAAAAATTATTGAGTCTGATAACGAGGTTAATAAATCTACAGGTCAATCAGTTCGTTTTATTAAAAACTATTCTTTACTAGAGCTATCAGTCGTAGATTCTCCAGCAAATGAACTATGTAACATTATCTCAATTTCCAAAATGAATGGTCAATTAATTTTTAAAGGAATTGCAACAGAAGTTTCAACAGAAAATATTTTTTATTGTGAAGAAAGCGATTCTGTTTTTATGTCAAAAGAAAAAGAATTTAATTCTCCAATAACTGGTAAGCCAGCAAGTTTAATTGGCTGGGTAGAAAGTAACGATGTAAACAAAGCTAAAGAAATAGAAAAGATTCTTGCTTCATTTAAGAAGTCAAGATTAACGTTGCCTGAAACACAAACAATAGCAAAACAGGCAAACGCACAAGGAGGTAATGAAGTGTCAGAAAACACAGAAACAGTAGCAGTTGAAGAAACTGCTCCAGTAGAAGTTTCAGCACCTGCACAAGATGCAGTAGTTGAAAAAGCTGTTACAGAAGACGTAGTAGCAGATACTTCTGCCGAAACCGTTGAAAAAGCAGCAGACGTCTCAGAGGTCGTTGTTGATGAACCTGATTTTGCAAAAATGTTAGGTGATTTAAAAGGCTTTTTCTCAGATACTCTAAGCAAAGCTTCAGAAGCTAATGCTGCACAGGTAACAACTATTAAAGAAACAGTTGAAGCTTTCAGCAAGAGCGTTGAGACTCAAATCTCAGAGTTGGCAGATAAACACACAGAACTCAGCAAAACAGTTGAGAACATCAAGAGCACGATTGATAATGTAGAAAAGCGTGTCGACGCAGTAGAATCAGAGACTGCAATTAAGAAGTCCTCAGACCTTGGCGGGTCTCAGGAAGTAGCAATACAAAAATCAAAATGGAACGGTTCTTTCCTCGGTTCCGTAAACGAACTATTTAAATAAAGGGTAGGTGAAATAAATATGAGCAATGAATTATTAGAAAAGGCAATTGCAACTGGCACAACAGCCACAGGCACATTCGCCTCAACAACTGGAGGAGATGGAATTCACACAGGGTCAGAAAATGGCAATGGTGGATTACTTAATCCAGAACAATCAGCTCGATTTCTAGACTACATGTTCGATGCAACCGTAATTGGTAAAGTCGCACGTACCGTTAGAATGAAATCTGATACAACTGAAATTGATCGCATGGGAGTAGGCGAAAAGCTTATGAAACTTGCGACTGAAGGAGATGACGCAAACAGTGGTAACTCTGCTGTGACATTCTCAAAAATTTCTTTGACAACAAAGAAGTTACGTCTAGATTGGGAACTTTCAACTGAGTCTTTAGAAGACAACATTGAAGGTGCAGATCTAGAAGATCATATTGCACGTCTGATGGCAACACAGGCTGGTAACGATATTGAAGACTTGGTTCTTAACGGAAACACAGCTCTATCATCTGATCAACTTTACAAAGCATTTGACGGAACAGTTAAGCTTGCAAAAGCAAACGGTCACGTAGTAGATGCAGGTGGAGCCGCAATTAGTCGTGCTACATTTAATAGCGCATTAAAAGCACTTCCACGTAAGTACAAGCAACGTCGTACAGACCTTCGCTTCTTGTCAGGTTCAAACTTGATTCAAGATTACTTATACTCAGCATCATTACTTGGTGCAGATGGATCAGCTAACCCACAAGATATCGCTTCAAGCGTTATCCGTGGAGGCGTACAGCCACTAGGCGGTCCAGCAGGATACGTAGCACCTTTCGCATTTGGTATTCCAATTGTTGAAGTTCCGCTATTAAGCGAGACACAAACTGGCTCATACTCAGGAGCAACAGGATCACACGGTGACGTCCACTTGACATTCCCAAATAACGTAGTTATTGGTATCAAGCGTGATGTAACTGTATACCGATTCTTCTGGCCAAAGAAGGACTCAATCGAGTACACAATGTATACTCGTGTTGGTGTTCAAATTGAGCAAGCAGATGCTTGGGTAGTAGTAAAGAACGTTAAGATTGCTTCCTAATTAGGAATTAATCCAAATAGAGGCCCCCAATTAATTTTGGGGGCTTCTCATTTTAATTTAGTAATGCTATAATTAAATAACCTAAACTAAGGAGAATATATGTCATTTGAGACATTAAAATTAGCTGAACTTAAAAAGGTTGCCGAAGACTTCGGAGTAGACTTAGAAAACTTAAAAAGCAAAACAGACATAATTGCGGGACTATCAGAAGAAGGTGTAACTTGGGCGGTATACTCAAAAACACTTAAAGATGTAGATGATGCAAAAGAAGAGATTGAAGTTTTACCAAGATTTGATGTAAAGAAAAAACAAAATAAAGACGAAGTTCTTGTAAGAATGGATAGATCTAACCATAGGTACGATACAATGGGATACACGTTTACAAGAGATCATCCTTTTGCAGCAATGTCAGAAGAGGCAGCTCAAGAAATTTTTGATAAGGAGGAAGGTTTTAGATTAGCCACACCAAAGGAAGCACAAGACTTCTACAACTAATTTAAACCTTTAACATGGCAGAAGTATTAGTAGGTTCACAATCTCCAGTAACACATAGAGTGTTCTGGAACGGAGATGTTTCAGACGCAACCTCTGCACCAATTGTCAAAATTTATGACGTAACAAATGATCCAGCAGTAAGTCCTGCGATTGCTTCGACCACGCTTTTGACAACCATTACATCAACCCTCGATGAAAACAATCCAGGAACATATATAGTTAACGTTCCTTATGCATATACAGACAGAAACAGAACTTTAAGACTTAAGTGGGAGTATGCAGTTAGCGGAACATCTGTTGTTAAAACTGAAGACGTTTTTGTTGTAACTCCTTACGTTGATTTTAACCATATTCAAGATATGGGATTTGCATCAGATTCATCTGACCCAGGATATAAATCATATCACGAACTAGTAATGGCAGAAAAGTTTGCACGAAAAGTAATAGAAAACTATACGGGCCAAAAGTTTTGTCTATACGATGATGTTCAAATTGCCTATGGTTCGGGCTCAGACATCCTCCCACTACCTTTTAAATTAAACACATTACATAAACTATATTCAAATGATATCTTACTAGTAGATACTATTAATGAAATAAATAATTGGAATTATTCAACTCAAGTAACAGAATCTGGTTTTGGAATAAGAATTAACAGAGCAGAAATGCTGGACAATACAGTCTACACAGCAAACGGAATGGTTCCTCCATCCATCAACGATTATGGTTACGGAGTCTTTATTAAAGACTCCAGATATCGTGTGCAAGGAAGATATGGATGGGACACTGTACCAGATGATATTAAAATAGCATGTATAGAATTAATAAAAGATTATTTTTCTAAAGACTCTATTTGGAGAGCAAAATACGTAAACAATGTTCAGTCATTTGATTGGAAGTTTGAGTACAATGCAGAGGCATATCGTGGAACAGGAAATGTATACGTAGACCAAATACTTCTTCCATATGTATTAACTCAATTAATGGTAATCTGATGTTTCGAGTAGTAGATGCTTCGTTTTCTATGCTTATGGATGTCTACAAGCAATCGGACTCTCAAGACGTATCTACTGGGGCAATCAAAAAAGAGTGGAGCTATATAAAAACAGTTTCTTGTTATGCAAAAGGCGTTATTAGTAACACAGCCACAGCACGAAGTGGTGACAGGCAAGTTCTTGGAACTAAATACGAAAACGTTCAAGTTATAGAAGTTAGAACAAACTCAAAGCTATCCATTAGAGAAAAAATCACAAATATTAGAACAGGCAATGGCGAGAATATTTGGACAGAATTAGATTATCCAAATGATACCCCAACCGTATTTGAAGTAGTCGGAGTAACCCCAATGACAGATCCATTTGGAGATGTACTTGCTTGGAGTGCCGTACTAAAAAGATCGGAGAACCAGCAAATTGGAATCTAACGTAATGTTATTGCAGGCTGCTTCTGGACTAGAGCGGTTAATGCACGGTCAACCTAAAGACTCCTTAATCAGAGACAGTAATGTAGCGCAAATATCAGCGGCTTTATATTATGAAGCTAATGTTATAGCTAAATTTAGTAACAGCAAAAGATTTAAAAATGCATTTAAGAAAATAATCTTTACTCAGATAAATAAAGATTTTGGAGAACATATAGATGCTCAAGCTAGATCAAAGCCAAAATCATTACACCATGTCTATGAGTGGCAAAGGACTGGAAATAAAAGCGCTAGATTGTTTAAATTAAAAACAATTGATGGCGATGGTATTTCATTTAAGGTAAATTATGAGTTACAGCCATCTAAATCATTTGTCCCATCTCCAGAAAATAATAGAAAGCATGTTTTTGTTAATAAAGCGTCCGTGATGGAAGCAGGCATGCCCCTAATAATTGCTCCACGCCATTCTGAGAGGCTAGTATTTGAATCTAATGGTAGAACAGTCTTTATGCCAATAGGGGCCTCAGTGACCGTTAAAAGGCCAGGAGGACCTAGTGTTAAAAATCAATTTACATTATATTATTCAAGATTCTTTAGTGGTAATTTAGTAAATAACGCTATTAGAAAATCTGGATTTCAACAGATATTTAATTCAGAAATTTCCAAGGCATTAAGAATACCTGCTCCAATTAAAAGAGTTCAATATTCATTCTCTCCAAACTCAATTAGATCTATGGCGGACTCAGCAGTAGAACAATCATTTGGGGGTGCAATGATATGACAGCCAATTATAAATTAGACGCCATGTTTGAAATTAGAAAGTATTTATGGGAAAACCTATGCTCGTATAATGTCTTTGATCCAGAAGAGTATTATAGCGATTCTCTTGGAGACGTCATAATCCCTATTATTCCAGTTCAACAGTCCCCAGAAATGAATCAATTTTTAAGCGGGAAAAAGCATATTGTATATGACAAGGTTGGATTATCGTATGAAGAAAATTGGCTAATATGCTGTGAGCAAATACTATTTACTGTCTACTCCACAGATGTTTCTGAAATATCAGAAATTCGAAATCTAATAACCGACCTATTTAGACGTATGGACGACTCTGCTGGAGACATAAATAAATCAGATGATATAAATGATAAATTTAAATTCCATAGTATATTTATAGCAGATATATCCCCAACGGCACCTTCTCAAGAGCTACAGGGGTTCCTTTCAGCAGATATAACATTAGAGGTTAAATACTCTAGAATAACAGACCAGGCAGGAAGATTCCTATAGGTTGCTTTTAGTCAACTTGTTCCGTATAATTGACCTAGAGGAAAGAAGCCTAGCCAGCTTGATTTTAGGATTTAAATATATATATATTGAAATACAGGAGGTAGTAAATGTCATTTAACAATGCCAAGAATATTCTTGTAGGTGCATCACCACTTTTCATTTCTGAAAAAGACTCAACACAGTCAGGTTATGTAGTACAAGAGCCAGGTTCAGCAGCAGCAGCTGCATACGTATCTGGAGAGTCATACACAGATACACTAAACGGTTTAGCTGGTTCAAAGTATCGTAACGTTGGTTATACCAACAACGGTCTTCAAATCACTTACAACCCAACATACGATTCAGTAACAGTAGATCAGCTACTTGATACAGCTAAGCTGTTCAAGTCTGCGATGGAGGTTATGATCGCAACAGAAATGGCCGAAGGAACACTAGAAAACGTTCTAGTAGTTTTCGGACAACGAGCTGCTACATTAACAGAAACAGGTACAGGACTAACAGCAACAGAGACTCTAGGTCTTGAGGCAGGTGCTCTTGGAGCAGCTGCAACAGAGCGTCAATTAATTGCAGTCGGTGCAGCACCAACAGCAGCTGCCACGGCAACAGAGCGTGTATATTATGCACGTCGTGTTTTGTCAGTACAACAGTCACAGTTCTCTTTGGCTCGTTCACAGGCAACCACATTCCCAGTAACATTCCGTCTTCTTCCAGATGCAGCATATGCAGGAGCAGAATACGGCAAGATTATTGACCGTGTATTAACAGTTTAATTTAAATTAATTAAATTATAGAGACCCCCATTAATTTGGGGGTCTTTCTATTTGTAGTGATAATACCTATATGTTATAATAATTTAGACGATCCTAGGAGGATAAATTGGCTACAACCGTATACAATGTAGAAGAAATTGAACTGCAAAATGGTTCGAAGATTAAATTAAAGCCACTAAGCATTAAGGCCCTACGCCTGTTTATGGCAGAGATTCAAAAAACACAATCGGCAGAAAATGAAGACGAAACATTAACAATTCTAATTAACGCATGTGGAATTGCGATACAGTCACAGTTACCAGATTTGGTAGCAAATAAAGATTTACTAGAAGAAGCTTTGGACATGCCAACAATCAATCGCATTCTTGACGTTTGCGGAGGGATCAAGCTTGACGACCCAAACCTTCTAGCGGCAGCGGTTCTGGCTGGTCAGAACTAGATTTAGCCGCTTTGCTAGGAGAAGTTTTTCTTTTAGGTAATTGGAAAAATTACGAAGAACTGGAAGAAAGTCTTTCAATGCCAGAGTTAATACAAACATTTAAGTCTATGCAAAAGACTGAAGAAGAAAAAAGAAAATTCTTGGCTTCTTTACAAGGTGTAAACTTAAACGAAGAAGAAAAAACAGAAGGTCCAACCTTCGAAGATATACAAAGAAAGGCTTTAGGAATAGATGCATCAGGAGATGATGTAGTTTCCTTACAAGGCCCACTTGCAGCACAGCAAGGATTTGGTATTGGGGCAGGGTTAGGATACTCTAAGGGGTAGAATATAGTTAATGGCTGAAGAACAAATAGTAACGAATATAGTTGCTAAATCTGATTTCTCAAATCTTATTACAGATCTTAATAAGGTATCTTCAGCCTTAACAGGTTTACAAGACAAACTACAAGCAACCAATAAAACATTAGCAGCGCAAGTTGCTGTAATGAATAGATCCTTTGCAGAAACAATGCGAAGCACAGGTCAATTCTCAACACACTTTGTTAGCTTAAGTTCAGACGTAGAAAAATTTGGCTCTCAATTAGATAAAGGCCAGATGAAGCTTGGTAAGTTTTTTCAAACTTATTCACAACACATAAAATCAAACGGTGGATTAATAAGAGATTTAGCAAAACAGCAAGTACAACTACAAAATTCAGTTCTTCAACCACTGGGCAGAAATGCCGAAGGTATGATGCAATACAATGTTCATATACCAAGAGGCTTAGATGTAGTTAAAAACAAAACAGCAATAGCCAAGCAAGAATTAATGATTATGAATAAAGTTATTCAAGAAGGTGCTGGGCAATTAATTAACTGGGGTAAAAATACACAGTGGGCTGGACGTCAATTAACAGTAGGATTAACAGTACCACTTTTAGCATTTGGAAAAGCCTCTGCAGATGCATTTAAAAACGCTGATCAACAACTTGTAAGATTAACAAAAGTTTATGGCGGAATTGCAGCAGTTTCATCACAAGAACTTGGCAAAGTAAGGCAAGACGTAATTCAAACCGCAAATGAAATAGCTAAAGCATACGGTAGCTCATTTACAGAAACAATTGCGTTGGCTGCGGACATTGCAGCTACTGGAAAACAAGGAAACGAATTACTTGGTTCAATTAAAGAAACTACTCGCTTAGCAGTTCTTGGTGAAGTAGATAGACAAGATGCAATGAAAGCAACACTTGCAATTCAAACAGCATTTAAACAAAATACAGAAGAGTTGTCTGAATCAATTAACTTTCTTAACGCAGTAGAAAACCAAACTTCAACTACCCTAAACGATTTAGTAGAAGCAATTCCTAAAGCGGGTCCAATTGTTAAAGGTCTTGGTGGAGACGTAAAAGATCTTGCTCTTTATTTAACTGCAATGAGAGAAGGCGGAATTAATGCTTCAGAAGGAGCAAACGCATTAAAATCTGGTTTAGCTTCTTTAATTAATCCAACTAAAGTAGCAAAAGGAATGTTTGAGGGTTTTGGAATATCTTTAACAGATATAGTTCAAAGAAATGCAGGAGACACAACAGCAACTATATTAGAGCTACAGTCAGCATTAGAGACATTGAATCCTTTACAGAAACAGCAAGCTTTAGAGCAACTGTTTGGTAAATTTCAATTTGCTCGTATGAATGCATTATTTGAAAATCTTGGAAAACAGGGAAGTCAAACTTTGCAAGTATTAGATTTAATGAAAGCAAGCTCTCAAGAATTAGGAAACCTAGCTGATCGAGAATTAGCAGCTGTAACAGAATCTGCATCTGGTAAGTATCGTAGAGCAATAGAAGGATTAAAAGCAGATCTAGCTGGCGTTGGCGAACAATTCTTAAAAATTAATACTTCTTTAATAAAGTTTATTAACGGAATATTGGATTTTGCACAATCTTTACCAAAACCAATTAAACAAGCATTAGGATTTATTGGAATGATCACTGCTGCATCTGGTCCATTAATTATGTTAACTGGTGTACTTGCAAACTTTTTTGGATATATTATTAAAGGAGCTTCACACTTTAGGTCTTTCTTCAAAGGTGGAGAAGGCTGGAAACTACTAACGCCAGAAATACTTGCAGCACAAAAGGCTGGAAATTTAGTTGAACAAACATTCTATAGCGATGCAAAAGCCGCTGCTGTATTAAAACAAGCAATATCATCTTTGTCCGCAGAGTTTGCAACATTAGAACAAAGAGCGATGTCAGCAGCAGTTGCCGTAAACCCAGCCGTTTCAACTGTTGGTGGAACAGCAATAATGGCTGGCAGCGTAAATCCATCTCACCCACTTGTCGGAAAACCAGGAACTAGAGCAGCAGCACACCATAACCCAAGATCTGGAATGTCTCAAGCACAAAGAGATTCACAAACTATTCACTCAGTAACACCAGCACCAATTCCTGTAAATCAAAAAATAGGAGCGGTGCCACAAATATTCATGGGAGACAATTTCCCACAATATGAAGGACTAACAACTTCTAAAGGAGTTTCAACTGGAATTGTTGCAGGAGAAGCAGCAAAGTGGCATGCAATGATGGGTTCTTTGTCTATGATGACAAAACAAGAAGTTGCTGCGCTTAAAAAAGAAATTGCTAGAACTGGAACATTCAGCGCAGAAATAAACAGTACATTTGGTCAACTCCTACCAGCGATGACAAAACTAACATCGAATGCAGCAACAGAGTCAGCAGCAATTGTTAGACAGCTTCAGTCTGGTAAAATAACAGTAGATGCGGCTCGTACAAAAATTATTGCAGTTAATGCTGAACTAGAAAGATTAATGGCTCAAACAACATCACAAGTAGCAGCGGGACTAGGAAGAACTGCAAACTTAACTCAAGTTCCTTTAGTTAATCAGCCAATTGTAAGTAATACTGGAAAATCAAACATTAAAGAAATATTTAGACCAAATAGAAAAGCATCTGGAATTCTTGATAAAATTGCTAAATCATTAGGAGTAAGAACTTGGGGAGGCGGGTACTCAACAGAAACAACAATGCCTAAAAAGTTTGCTGGCGGAGTTACCGCATTAGGATTAAGGCTTCCAAGGTTTACAAATCGAATTCAGGCTAAGGGCGCTTCAAAACTATTGAGATCGTTTTCAGAACAAGCAGGAAGAATTGGTGGCTCTAGAGTTCCTTCTGCTGGACAAGCTGCAACATATTTAGCAGCACAAAGGGGAGAACGTGTAACATCAAGAAGCAGGGGAATGAGTACTGCAGCACACGTTGAACAAGGAGCTGGCAAAACTTATAGAGAATTTTCTAAACGACAAGGTGATTTGTACAAAGATCCAGAAATAATTAAATATGGAATTACTCCAACAAAACCTGGAATAGATGATGAAAACCAAGTTCTAGTTCATGGAATTGGAAAAGCATTTAGAAATAGAACAAGAAATTTAACAACCCTCCCAGGTCAATCTGCTCCAATGATTCCAGGAGATCAATTGTCATCTCTTAATATGACTGGTAAAACAAACAAGCCTTATGTGCAACTTCTTCCAACACAATTTGTTAAAAATAGAGAAGGATTTAATAAAAATTTAAATAAAGGTATTGCTACTTCTGCTGACTGGGCACCAGTTACTGGAGACGATATGGTAAGCCTTAAATATTTCTTAAAAGAACAAGGTGTAAACGTACAAGCAGCTAATCGTATTGCAGCAAGAGCCGCAGATGTTTTAAATGATAAAATTGCAAACAGTAAGGGGCCAATAACAGAACAAATATTTGGCGACATGCTTAACCAGGCTTCAATTAGAGGAATAAGATCAGCATTCCTTCCAATGATGAGCCAGTCATCTGCCTCCGCTGCTCGTCCATCAGATCCATTCTGGGGACGTGGCAATCTTGTGCCTACGCCATTTAAAAATGGAGTTTCACAATTACCAGGATATGGCGGGGGAGATATAGTCCCAGCGCTCCTTGAACCAGGAGAATCAGTTGTAACAAAAACTGCAACATCTGGAAATCAAAATGCAATTACATTAATGAACCAAGGATACCCAGTAGATAGAATGCTTGGATTTAAAAATGGAGTTACTGGCGTAGGAATGCCAGTTCAGAAATATGCCAACGGAGTTACCTCAGCATTTACATCTGGACTTAAAAATCCTTACGGTAAGTCTATGTTAACTAATGGCCAAATGCCAAGAATGGGTACGGGCGCCTCATTAGGAATTGGAATGGGCGGCATGGCGGCGGGAAGCATGATTGGTGGTGGCGCAGGGCAAGCCATAATGATTGCATCTAGCATGGCATCAATGATGCCTATGTTTGCAGGACTTTCTCAAGGAGTAGGAATAGTTACAAAACTTGCTTCTGTACTTGGAAAATTAACAATTCCTGGTGCATTTATAGGTGCATTGCTTGGTGTTGGAAAAGTATTATTAGATATTAAAAAGAATGCAGAAGATGCAGGTAAAGCAAATAGGCTAGCATTTGGTGGGACTCAGGAATCATTTGCATCTGTTGGAATTACTAAATTTAAAACCCTCTCAGATAGAATAAAAGAAGTTAATGAGCAAATAGAATTAAACAAAGTTAAAGCTCAATCTGCATATGAACAGTATACAAAAAATGGACCAACTGGAATTACATTAAGCATAGCTGAACTAAATAAGGCCGTTGAAGATGCCAAAAAGAATCAAACCGATTATATAGAGGCATTTAATAAAATTGATAGCAGTGGAGTAAACAAATATGCAGCCGACCTAAAGGCACAATTTGTTGCAATGGGTCTATCTGCATCCGAAGCATCTAATCAAATATTTGCAATGATTAAAGCTTCAGAAAAAGCTAGCCAAGCCTTTTCTGCAGTAACAACTAGTGATTTTAAAAACATTATAGATCAAAGCTCAGCACTATCACGACTATTTAATAACCTAAGCAAAGCATCCACTGTAGATAATTTTAACCCAGAAGAATTTGCTCAAGGCCTGGATACTTTAATAAACTCAGTTTTAGCTTATCAAGAAGGACTAATTGGCACAAAAGATGCGGTAGATCCTAAAAATATAATTGATTCAGCAGAATCTTTAAGAATTACTATGGAAAAAATTACAAAAATTAATGGAAAAAATAATGAACTGTCTGTTGACCAGGTAAATAAATTAAAAGAACAAAATATAATATATGCATCTATTTTAGGCAACGCAGAATCTTTAGCTAGCGTAACAGCAAAGATATTGCTTTACAACTCAGAGCTGGGCTCTGTAATAGATCTTTCAAAGATGTCTGGACAAGAGGCAATTGATTTAACTTCTAATCTTGCAACAATACAAAATGGATTGAATCAAATAACAGAGGATACAGGAAAAAATAACCCATTGTCATTTTTGGCTGATCCAATTTCTAAAGCTGTTGCAGCTACAAAAAATTATTCAACATCAATTAAAAATGCTCAAAAACAAGATGCAGATTATTATAAGAATAAAATAAAAGCAATAGATTTAGAAATAAAGAAAATTAATGAAGCGGCAAATGCTAGAAAAAAAGCTTTGCAGGAACAACAAGACTCTGAATCATTCTCAATAGAAATTAAAAAGAAACAACTAGAGTATCAAGATGCTTTAGCTGCTGGAGATATGTCTAGAGCGGCGCAAGCACAATTAGACATACAGCAACTGACCAAAGAAAAGCAAATGAAATCTGCAATTGCAGCAATTGATGCAAAACAAGAGGCAGACGTAAAAATAAAAGAAGCACAAAAACAAAAACTACAAGACGCTGAAGATAAGTTTAATAAAGGAATACAAACATCAATGGCCAAGTCCGCAGAAACAAGCGCAAATTTAGCCAAGTTAACAAATATTAGAGATGAAATTGAAAGATTAACTATTTTAGGACGAGCCCCTGGTGCAGACAAAGAAGGAATTAAAAAACAAATTGCAGAAATTTTAATTGGATTAAAAAATGGAACAAGCGATGAGAAAAAAATGTATTCTCAATATGAAAAAGAATATGGGTATACTGGTCAGGTTTATAGTCAAAATAATCCATTAAGTATGGCTAGTAATTTATTGGCAAAGATGAATTCTTCAATGAGTTCTAAGGGAGCGTCAGACTCAGTATTTCAATCAGCTGTAACCAGATTTGACGCTGCTGTAAGTAAATTTTCTGGTCAAACTGGTCCAAAATCAGTAACTAAAGACTACGGAAATTTTGTAGATGCTTATAATCCGCTGACATGGAAAAATATGAATAATTTAAAAAATCTTATAAAAGCAGAAGGCTTAAAAGAGGGTGATAAATTTACATATAAAGGAAAAACTTATAATATAGATGACGACTCTGGAATTGGAGTAGTGTCAACAGTTAAAAAAGCGATGGGTGGATATGTTAAATATTATCAACCAGGAGGTGCAGTCTATGGTCCAGGAACTGGAACATCCGATTCTATCCCAGCGATGCTTTCAAATGGAGAATATGTAATTAATGCTGATTCAGTTAAAAAGTATGGAGTCCAAACATTTGAAGCATTTAATAATAAAAAATATGCAATGGGCGGATACGTACAAAGAACTCCTTACGCCCAAGGCGGGTTAGCAAAGTCATCTAACTCTTTATATAATATAAATGTTACACTTAATGGATCAAATCTTGACGCAAACGATGTAGCAAGATCAATTCATAGAGAAATGAAAATGCGTGAAATAGCCTCTGGAAGGAGTAGAACATTATGACAACAGTAACAATGCCTAGAGGATCTATACTTCAAATTCAAGGATATGACGCATCTGCAAATGGCGGAGATGGTTCATTAAAATACAATAAAGTTTCAGAACACAACAGATCTCAATTTGATATTTCAAGTGAGCGTATTGAAAGACAACAAAGAATGTCTAATGGAACACTTAGAAAATATTTTGTGGCAGATAAAAAGACATTTACCTTATCTTGGGACATGCTTCCATCATATAGAACATTAACAGTTGATGGTGAATGGGGAGCAGAAGATTTAAGAACATTCTACAGTAGTGCCCAAGGGCAGTCATCATTTAATATTAGAGTAAATTTAGCAAAAAATGGAACTAATCAGGAGGCAGAAAACTATGAAGAGTACACAGTTGTATTTAGCGACTGCAACTTTACGGTATTAAAAAGAGGTATGCAGCCATTTTGGAATGTATCAATAACACTGGTAGAGGTCTAAAATGATAACAGCTTCAACTAATTTAAAGAATACTCTTTATAACAATACTAACATTCAAATAGACTCAGGATGCTATATTGAATATAACATGAACCACATGCTAGATAATATTTCTGCAACAAACAATATTGCCGATTCGGCATACACAGGTCAAATTACTAATGCAATAGGACAAGCATCTTGGCCTTCAAGCCGACCAAATCCTTATAAAAAATTATTTCCCGTAGACTCACTAATAAAACCTTTTAGGCCTTTAAGCTCAGGAATTAAATATTTTATTATGGCAGATGCCGATACATACACAAATTCATTTTCACCATACAGGTCTGTAAAGTACCCAGACAATCAACCTAGAATATATTATCCAGGAGTAGAAACGTTTTATAAGTATTGGGTTACTCCAATAAATACAGGAGCAAATGTAACAATAAATTATGCTACATCTGGAACAAAGTATGCTCTTACAAATAAAATTGTATTAAGATTTGAAAAAAATCACACGCTTCCATCCACCTATACAGTAGTAGTAACTAAGTCAGATAATACTCAGGTTACAATTGCAAGTGCATTGTCAACCCCTTCTGATGGAAACGTATCTTTATCTTATAATGGAACATCATGGACATCAAGCCCACTACCAGAGCCAACATCTTTTGGAACACCAATATCAATTAAATCTGTTACAGTTACAACTCCAAGCGCTGGGGCAGGGAAAATAATTGGTCTTATAGAGATCTCAGCAAGATGGGTAAAAGATATATCATCAGATGTAGTATCATTTGAAATAAATAAAGAATCTTCATCCAGCTCAGAAGACATACTGCCAGTTGGAAAAGTAACCGCTAATAGTTTAAGCGTAAGTTTAGCAAAATTTAATCAAACAGCACCGCAATATATTTCCTATAATAGGACCTCAACGCTAGATAGTTCATTAACATATATATATAAAAATGCAATAATTAATCCGTATTTTAAAATATACCATTCAAATGGAGCAATTACTGAAGGATCTAAAAAGTACGACAAAATATCTCAAGGGTATTATTATGTAGACAACTGGGACATAGATAGCTACGGGGAGTCAACAGTAACTGCATTAGACAACACTAAGTATTTAATGGAAACCGTGGCACCAGATATTCTTTGCGAGTACTACCCAGCCACAGCCGTAATTAGAAGATTACTAGACTCAGTAGGATTTACAAACTATTCTTTTAATTTAACATCTGACACAGATAATTCTATACCATTTATTAATTATTTTTGGACAGATGGAAGCAAGACTGTGTGGGAAAATATTCAAGAGATATGTAGAGACATACAGATGAATGCTGTAGTGGACGAAAACAATATACTGCAATTTTATAGTAGAAACTATATGTATTCAAGAACTGAAAAGTCTTGGAATTTTTATTATGAAAAAGACGGTACATATTTGCCAAACATAGCTAGCTTTAATCAGAAAGAAATAGCATCAGCAAATCAAGTTAAAGTTCTTTGGTCTACCCCAATATCATCTAGCTATCTAGGCGCATCTGGTCCCCTGTGGCAGTCACCAACCTCATATTTAATTGCTGGAGGACTAAAAGAAACTCTAACTTCAAGTAGTACTAAAGTAATATTAGATTTAGGAACTTTAGATAAGTACAGCAAGTTTCAATCAGGATTTAATTTTAATGGATACTTTATGATAGACTCAGAAATAATAGAGTTTGATGCAATAGGTTACCAGTATATTCCAAAAGAACTAACCCCTTCTACAATTTATGACGCATTAACAGAAACAAACGTTTCAAATAATGGATCAAACTTTATAAATATTTGGATAGAGAACTCAGCAGATGTAAATAAATATAGAAATTTTTCAAAAGTAGGAACCGCAGACATAAACTCAGAAATTTACTTTAAGCCAAATGGAGCATATAGAGTTAAAGCAAGAGGTGCTCTGGGAACTACAGCAGCGGCACATAATGCTAGCGGTGTGCCCTCAACAGAATATTTTTGGACTGGAACTTTGGTGACTCAAAATGCGTGATATATATCCAATTGGAGGATCCTACACTGGGCTAGCATTTGTTAAAAATTTAGTAATAAAACCACTCTCATACACCTCAGTAGAAATAAATATAGATACGTACGAATGGTCTGTTAACCCAACATCGTACAGTATTTATATACAAAAAAAGATATACTCTGGCGGGGTATGGGTAAACGACCCAGCGTCTGCAGAAGTTTCATTAAGCAAAACTGCCGATCCTTTTGTTATTGATAATTTAATTATGGGAGCAACCTATGATTTTCAAGTAGTGCCATATCTAAATTCAAACATGGGCTATGGAGTACAGCAAAAAAATTACACAATGCCAACTGATGGAATTTCTATACAAACGCTTTCATCTACTCCAAAAGATTTTAAAGTGGCAAAATCATACATGGCTTTATCTGTTACAGAGCAAGACTATTTGGCAAAAAGATACGCTATTGCTTCTAGAGAATTCCCAGCTATTGTTGTTCCAACAACAAAAACAGTTTCTCAGGTAAATGGAAATGAATACAATGTGGGATACTTTTCGTATGGCACTAGTTTAATTTTAGATAATACTGTTGAAAATCCAAATCAGATGGGTGGTCTGGGATTTTTTGTAAATAGCTTGGGGCAAACTGGATACTATATTTTAATAGAATCCACATCGTCAGCGGCAGCAGCAGATAAAAAATCAGTAAGAATTGTTAAGTTTGTAGGAAATAAAGTAAAGCCATTAAAAGAAATTGGAACAAGAACAGAGTCTACAGTAGAAGGAATCTATGGCGGAAGAATATATAATATTGATGTAAAAGTAAAAATAGAAAACAGAGTCGTAAATATTGATGCTTATATAAATGGCTATAAAGTTAGCTATCAAGACTCAACCGTTAAAACAGCAAATAAGGTTGCCCTACTAGAAACATCTATTCTTGCACCAACTAATAAAGTTGCAGTTATATGTGGCCGTGGCGAAGTTGCATTTGATTATGTTTACGGAAATGAATTAAAAGATTATCAATACGTAGATGCAAGCTTTGATGTAAATCTATATCAAGGTCAATTTGGAAACGATTTAATTAATACTTCATTTGGAGACCTATCATATATGGGCAATTATTCTCAAGATGAGATAGCAATTGGAAACAAAAAGCTAACCGCCCTAGACGAGTTTGGAACAGTTGTAAGAGAAATTTTAAAGGTAGATGTTAAATACGACACAAGGCCGTCGTATCCAATTAAATGGAGTACTGGTATAAATAAATATGCAAGTCTTATTGGTCAAAAAGTATCTAACTTTGGAGCACAAGCATATATATTAAACAATACTTCTACCAGCATACCAATATCAAATGGACTTGAAGCGAGCCTTTATATATATGGCAATACGCTAGGAAGTTCTGGGGAGCTAGAATATAAAACAGACGGGCTAAATGATTACGCAACTGCAGAGCCAGTTATATTTCAATCTTCATGGCTTCAAAACGAAGCGGACGTAAAAGCCCTTGCCTTATGGATTAAAAGTAATGTTATTAATAAAGGAAAATTAATAGATATGTCCATATTTGGAAACCCACTTATTTCAGTAGGAGACATAGTTGGAATTAAATACTCTTACCATGGATTAGCGGGAACAGAAAATTTTATAGTAACCAATGTAAAGCATTCCTATTCTCAAGGATTGGAGACCCAAATAACCTGTCGAACCTTATAGGCGAAATGGTATAATAAAATATGGCTAAAAATATTAGAACAGACATTAAGGATATCACTAGAGGATCAGTAATAGCCCTTCCAGTAGACCACCCAGACGCTATACATCTGCATCCAAATGATTATATTGCAGTTAAAGGTGGATCAATAGACTATTCTAAATATTTAAATTCTAATCCTTACGCATATATATCTACACCAAACACATTAGAAAATCAAGATATTTTGGCGGGAGATCCAATAACAATAGATGAAATGTTAGACATTCCATCATTAAGCGATATAGAGAGCGTTGTTTATGAACCATATTATGACACTGTTTCTAAATTACAAAAAGTTAGAGCATTAATTAAAATTAGAAACTCCAGTAAAAATCCAACTAATATTGCAGGTGTAGACGCAAGAATATTTAACCCTAGCACAATAGTGCCAGTTGTTTCAAATACAAACACTACAAAGTCCGTAGAATTTATTACTCCGTCTCCAGGTGTCCCAAGTGTTGTATTTAAAAGAGACTCAACTGCAATTGCATGGGGCTGGGACAATGTTTCTGGACTTGGATCATATTCTTCTGTATCATATGAATGGATAATTAGCTCATCAAACGGAGCCTCAGCAGCAACATTAGATAGCGGAACATTAACATACTCAACATCTACAAGTAAGCAAATAGGAATTGGTGGAAAAATGAAGCAGTATAGAGTAAGTTCTAGAGATGGAAATACTAGTGCTACATCTTCATCAAGATGGCTAAGAGTAAGGACAGTTGTAGTGGGAACAAATGGTACTACATATAGTTCTAGTTACTCTACACCAATTTAATAGGAGAATAATGATAACAAAATTTGGAAAAAGATTTTTAACCGATCAAATGGCTGGCAACGTATCTGGTTTAAATAAGGACATTGCCATAGGAATTGACTACACCGCAGATACTGAAAATGATACTAGACTTGGGTTCGAGTTCTACAGAGTTCCAGTGTCATTTGGAACTACAGATATACAAACATTAGACGGAATTACATCTTACTCAGTAATTTTTAAAGCAACAATTCCACAAGATGTTGAAGGTCACATTAACGAGATAGGTCTTTATCCATCAACAAGGTCTTCAATAAATAACTTTGACAGTAAATTTATAACAGATTTTGCAACCTACACAGACTGGACAGACACAGACGGATTTAAATCAGACTATTTAACTGGAAGCCAAAGAATTGGAAACACTATACTACTTATGCAATCAGCTGCAACTTCTGCAAACGAATATATTCAAAACACAGTTAATTTAGATTTATCTGGATATAGCGCTAATGATACTTTAAGATTGGCATATTACAAACAAGATGAAAATTTAGCATCTATAAAAATTAGATTCTATAGCTCAGACACAGAATATTTTGAAAAAGTAATTACACCAGCATCTGGGACTGGAAACAAATTAACTGCAGACATCCCAATGTCAGAAATTTTTAATGGGGCAACAGCCGTAGCACCAGATAAGTCATCTATTATAAAAATAGGAATAACTATAACCCCATCTTCAGGGCAAACAACTTACGTTGGATTTGATGGATTAAGAATAAATGATGAAGATACATTTGATCCAAACTTTGGATTAATTGGAAGATCTGTCGTATCTACAACAACTACAGTGTCTGGAGTATCTGGGCAAAGTACTATAACGGTAGGCTCTGTTAATAATTTATTTATAGGACAACCTGTATCTGGAACTGGAATAGCGACAGGTGCTTTAATTAGCAGCATATCAGATACAACAATTACCCTTTCATTAAACAATACAGGAACAGTTTCTGGAAGTGGAACTTTTTATGGAATTAAAAAACTTGCTGGAAGATCTTTAGATCTTGAGTATAAGTTAGATTTGGACTGGAATATCTAGGATGGCAGCATATCAAGATTTGTTAAAAGATAATTCCGTTGCAGTTGAAAACGGAAATTATTTTATTGTAACAGTAACAGACCTTGATTTAAATGAAAACTATCCAATTCAATTTAGATGGAAATACCAAGATGGCACATTTGGATTATGGTCAGCATCTAAACTATTAACAACTATAGGAGAAACTTTACCAGGAAGTCCAAATTTATCTTTAACAGATGTTGTTGGCGATGATGGATTTATTAAAATTACTTGGAACGGTAATGATAAATCTGGTAAGCCAATAACAAATATAGACAGAATAGATATTTTTATTGATGGATCTCCATTTGATGCAACAAAAGCTGCAGCAAGCTTTAAGGTAGCTGGAACACAAACAATAGCAGCACCAGCAGGAGATTATTTAGTAGCTCTATACGCTATTTCAAATTATGGAAGTAAATCAGCGGTTAGCGATGCACGACTTGTTACAGTTTATAAATCTGGACAGTCTGCTATAAATCCAGAAGATCCTTCCGCACCAGAAGTAACAGCAGGACTTGCATCAGTAATTGTTGAGTGGGATGGAAAGAAGAATGACGGAGAAGGCGGAACTGAAAACTTTACTCCAGGGTCTTTTGCGGGAGCAAAAGTATTTATTGGTACCACTGCAGATTTTGTTACAAGTGATAACAATTGGGTACATACATTAAACTTTGCAAACGGATCTAATAAGGTTTCAATAGGAGTAGGCACAGTTATTAATAAATCTACTGGTGCTACATTACAATATGGAGTTCCTTATTATATAAAAATAGACACAATTAATTCTAATAATTTATCCAACGGACAACCAGTATCAGCAAGCGGAAACCCAATAACAGTAGATATGCTTCCTGCAAGCGAAATTAAAACAGGATTCCTAGATGCAGATGCTTATATTAAAGCTGGTGCAAGTGGTGGAGCAAGAGTTGAAATAGGTGGATCTACTACACCATTAGTTATTTATGGAACAGATGGAACAACAGAATTATTAAAATTTACTGGAGGGTCTACAGGAACATTAGCTATTAATGGATCTGGAACATTTACTGGAAATCTTTCTATTGGCACAGGCGATACAGTTTTCAAAGCAGAGCCAGCAACTGGAATATGGCTAGGAGACGCAGACTATGCAGACGCAGACTTTAGAGTTGCAACAAATGGTGTTATAAGAGCAAAAGCAGGAACTGTTGGAGGATGGACCTTAGCAGAATCGTATTTACAAAACTCAACAGGTACACTTAAAATAAATAGCGGAGTTAGTCCATCTATTTATCTGGGGCCAGCTTCTGGAGCACATATAAGATTGTCCCCAGATTCAATAACACATTATAATGGCGGATCACCAAGCAATAAGTTTACATTAACAACATCAAATGGAAACATATCTTTGTCTGGAGATATTACAGCAGGATCTAATATTACTGGATCTACAATTACTGGAAGTACCATAACTGGATCAGATATTAGTTCTACTGGAGTTGGTACATATAATGGCACACTAACAATAAGTGGAGGATACATAACTCATGGCAGTGGAGTTTGGATTAACTCTCCTGAATTTTCAGTAGGTACATTTGCTGGTAACGTTGGATATTTTAGTACAAAAACAGATGGAAGTTCTTATTTAGGAAATAGTAGTTCATCTAGTTTAGCTTTTAGAATTGACATTTCTCAATCTGGAACTTACGCAAGAGGGTATCATTTTAATAATCTTGGAGCTCAAGAATTTCACCAGCCAGATCCAAACGGATACAGTCCATCAAGAACAGTTGTTGTTGGAGATGGTGATGGGTGGCTGCACACAGGAAGAGCATTTTACTATGGATCACAAGGAACTTCTTCAGCAATTAATAGTGTAGCTGGCTCCGCCCGAATAGGCGACATATTTTTTAGTACGAGTTGATAATATGACAGTATGGACAAAAACTGGAAACTCTACTTGGACAAAAATAAACTCTATATTTAATAAAACAGGTGCAACTACTTGGACAGAACTTTTAGGTGTATGGGTAAAAACAGCGTCAAGTGTATGGACAAAAGTTTTTACAAGACTACTTGTTCCAGGAAATACGGTTTTGCCAGAAGTAACTGGTAGTGAATATTTATATGGAACATTAAGTGGAACATTAGGAACATGGACGGCTCCAAATGGAACTAATTCTTATGCTAGACAATGGCAAAGCGCTAGCAATAATTCAGGTACAGCAGGATCTTATAGTAACATATCAGGAGCAACATCTAGCACATATTCAACAACTTTAAATGAAAATGGTAGATGGGTTAGATTAAGAGTAACAGCAACAAATTTAAGTGGAGACTCTGTTGCATTTTCAAATGAAGTTTTAATTACAAAATACGCCCCAGTAGCCTTAACAATTCCAGTAATTAGCGGATCCCCATCAGTTAATTCAACTTTAACAGCATTAACGACGGTTGGTACATATTGGAAAAATACTACAACAAATTCAGGAGACACAGCACCAGATAGTTTTTCTTATAGATGGCATCAAGGAGATACTGGAAATAACATAGGAACAGATTCCTCTACATATATTGTTCAACCCTCCGATATTGATCACACGATAAGAGTAGAGGTAACAGCTACAAATACTGGTGGATCTGCATCTTCAACAAGCAGTGCAACATCAACAGTCGGTCAGGCGATAGGAATATCAAATATCACATTTAAAGATTCAAATGATAATAATGGATTTAATAATAGAGGCAAC